TTAGGCTTTGGGGTTTTGCCGGTCTTTCGACCTCTCGAACAATGCTGGGAGTGCGTTGTCATGCTGCTCGATCCACCGGCCGTAGGATCGCGTAATCATGGTCGTGTCCTTGTGCCCCATTTGCTTTGCAACATACAGGGGATTTACGTTCGCCGAGAGCAGCGTGGATGCGAAGGTGTGGCGGGTCTGATATAGGTTGCGGTGGCGAAGCTCTAGACGCCGAAGTGACGGCACCCAGTGCAAGGCCAGCCGCGATGATCGGTCCCAGCCCTTGCCTGTTGCTGGGTCAAGAAAGACGAGGTCATTGCCCTCGGCGCTGTATTGCTGCTGATTTAGCAACGCCTCGTGGGCGCCGCACCGAAGATCGATGGTGCGCCGGCCAGATTTAGTTTTCAGCTCATCGCGGCTAATTCCATCGACGCGGCTCCGCTCGACCCGGACCAGCATTTGATCAAAGTCGACCTCAGACCACCTCAGCGCTATGTATTCAGACGGCCGCATGCCGGTGCAAAACGCGAACTGAAAGACATTCCTCACCTGGCCATCGAGACGGGACAGGATGGCAGTAATTTCCTGAGCGTTGAGCGGATCGGGCTCGAAGTCGTTGTCATAGGCCTCACGCGTCAAGATTTTCTTGAGCTTGACGCGGTCGAGCGGGTTGTCCTCGATCAGATCGTCATTGACGGCCAGATCGAACGCGCCGCGCAGCGGGATGAGGATTTGCCGTAGTGACCGCGCCTTCATTTCGAGTGGAGCGATCCAAGCGCGAAGCATCGCCGGCGTCACCTCCGCCACCAATACGCTGCCCCACTGAGGCTGCAGGTGAACACGGCGATTCCGCTTATAAGAGGTCATCGTGCTCGGCGACAGCGTGCGCTCATAGATGGCGAACTGCTGGTCCATCAGGTCGCCAACCGTTTGCGTGTTGCGCCTGCGCGGAACGCCTATCTTTTGGAGGAAGGGCGAGTCCGGGAAATATTTCGCGTAGTCGAAGGTTTGCAACTGGATCGCATTCAGGATTTCGCCGCGCAGCCGCTCGGCGAATTTGATGTTGGCCTTCGTGTGCGCGAGCTTGAGCGATTCGCGACATTCCATGCCCTTGTACATGAACTTTATCCTGATCGATTCTGTTTTGAGGCCTTTGCGGAGCTCAATGCCACTCGGGCTGGACTTCTCTGTTCCCATTCTTCTATCCATTTGTCTACTGCGGGCAAGCTGATCCACAGCCGGCCATCTACCATTTTGCACTGTTCGCCGTCTTGCCACTTCCCGGTCTTGCGGCGCGCCTGCACCGCATCCATCGTGTCGCCCGACAGCTCGATGTATCGATCGAGCTTTACCCATTCCACGGGGTAGTGCGCCGCTGCCGTCTTCGTGGCCACATCCTGCGCGGCCGCCTCCAGCCGCTGGACCAGCGCCTCGATCATCTTGTATTCACCCATGTTCACGGTGGAGTCTCCTTCGGTAGTGGCCGCGCCTGGCGAAGCTGGGCCATGGTTCGTGCAATCTCGTCCGGATCGAGCGTTAGCGCCGATTGCCGCGGTGAGAGCAGGGCATGCAGGCGGTCGACCTTGGCCGCCAGCGCCTCGACGGCGTGCAGCACGTCGGCGGTAGATGGCTCGTGCGGTGTGACCAGGCTGAGCATGGCGCGGCGATCCGTTGGCGATGCTTCCGGTCTTTGATCTGGGCGCGGCATTACGCAATGCCTTTCTCGCCCTGCTGCGCGGCCATGGCGGCGTCGATGGCTTCGCGCTGAGTAACGCCAATGCCTGCAACGCGGCCGCGAGGGTCAAGGAAGTGCCACCTTTGATCGATCAGACAAAAACGGTCTGAGCCACAATAGCGGATCAAGAGGTCCAGCCGCGCCGCATCGCGCTCGCTGTCCGGCTGGCTGGCGGCGCGCTGGGCGAGGGCGGCGCGGAACTGCGCGATATAATCATCGGTGCTGGCGCAGCCCCAGCTATTCACGAGGCACTCGTCTTCTGGCTCGTCATCATCGCCGAATGGCGGTGGCAACTTCTCACCCGGCACCATGAAGAATTCACGTTCAATTGCATGCAACAGTTCTGCAAAATGAGCAGTGTTTTTCGCATTGGTGAAAATGGTATCGCGGTTCTGACGAGCCTCTGACCCGATACCGAATAGGTCGGCAATCTGATTTTCCAGGGGCGTTAGCGCATCACCCTGCGCGGTGGATGGCTGGGCGGCGCCATCCAACTTCGCAACTATGGCACGTAACCGGCCAACCACGTATGGCAGCTTGCGCTTCACATCGGCCATGGTTGCCTTCTTCAGACCACCGGGCTTCAGTAGGTGGTCACTCCCCATCGCCTCTATTTCGCCAGTGGCAAGCTCGCTCAAATCTTTGATGCTCATGACCAAAGATTCACGGTCGTTGTCGTCAAGCTCTGGCTTCGCATCCACTGGCGCTGCATCTGCTGGGGGATGGGCGGCACGACCAGCGTCAAAAGCCTTGCGCAGCGCGATGTCGAATGGCCCATCGCTTGGGTAGCCCTCGCGGTCGCAGAATGCGGCGAACGCTTCATTGGCCTCCGCCGGCGCCGCCGCGCCGCGTGCATCATCGGCGTGGCCGCTACCTCCGCAGGCGGGACAGTTAAGATCCGGCCCATCCTCCAGCTGCTCACCGCGATTGATGAACACCAGGCCGCCGCCCGGCACCTCGGCCACGGTCGCGCCAGTCTTCGCTGCCTCGTCCAGCGCCGCGCGCAGTTCAGGCGACAGCGTGGTGCGGCGCTTCGGCAGCACGGCCAGCACCGCGTCCGCCAGGCGGTCGATCTCGCGGCTGTCGCACCAGTCGGGTTGCTCGGCGCCGGCGGCGATCTCGTCGGAGATAGCCTGGCCGATCAGGTCGCGCAGGTTGTTGTGCAGCGGCTCTGCTGCGGTTTTGTCGTTCATGTTGCTTCCTCAATAATCTTTATGTCACACGGCCGCACCGGCTCCGGGCTGCCTTCCAGATAGACCACCATTTCCGCGTCGCCCTTGTGGTGGCAAAAGCCGGCGATGAACTTCTTGACGCCGGCGTGCCGGATCGGGCGGCACAACTGCTTGGCGCGGTGGATGCGCAGGTCGTGCTGCTCCGCCAGCTCGCGCGCGGTCGGCTGCTTGACGTCTGCCGCTGTTGCACGCGCGTTCATGCTTGCCACCATGCGTAGAGGTTGACCGCTGCAGCCAGGCAGTAGAGCAGGGCGATAATCCGACAGGCGCTGCGCCGGCCGTGCGGGTCGCTGGCCATGTGGCCGCGCAGGTCTTTGTCTCGTTTCATGATCTGCCTTTCTTCTTTTTGAGGTAAGGGCGGTCGCTGCCGAATGCTGGTTTGCTCGGAGGCTCGATTGAGAGAGGCTCGCGCACCATCTGCTCAAGCATCACCCCGCGCATGGTTGGCCAAGGTGCCGAGACACGGTAAGTTTCACCACCGCACTGCACGGTCTGGCCGACCTCCATCCCATGCCCGGCACCCGTGAGCAGAACGGAACGTATGGCCTGAGCTTCAGCCTCTTTCGCGGCGTCGATATACACCATCACCTGAGGTAAGTGCGCGACGGCAGCCAATGCTGCTGCGCGGTTCATGCCAGTAATCGCGATCTTGATCATGTCGCCACCCGCACAGCACGGCCGCCGCGCCACCGCCAGCCCGGCGCGATGGCCTTGGTGCTGATCCAGTCGCGCCGGCGCTTGTGATTGATGCGCGGCGGCGGCAGAAGGTCTCCATGCTTGTCGAACTGCATGCCGTCGTAACCATGGACAAGCATCCAATCGTTGCGCGCGTCACGTGCATCCCATTCAGGTTCCCAACCGCCGCAGTTGTAGATGCGGATCGGCACACCGGCGATGCAATCCCAAGCGCGCCGCACATGCTTCGGCTGGCGTTGCATCCGCCGCCAACCTCCAGGCGGGTCTCCCACGCCCATGTCTGGGTCAGGCTCGTATTCGTCCACATGCTGGCCGTGGCTGCGTAGCAGTTCCACCGCACGCTTCGCCTGCTTCTTGTAGATGCGCGGGTTCAAGGCGTCACCACCTGGTCAGGCACACCTATTCGCCGAGCTGCAGTCTTCAGCGAACCCAGGGCGCGGCCAGTCGGCAGGGGCATATTGTCCGCCCATTCGATTTTGGTGTTTTCGCTCATGCTAAAATCTCATTATGAAAATCAAATCATTCCTGCTTGTATCTGTAGTCACTTCAGGGGCTATTGGATTCGTTGGATACTTCGGCCACTTGTTTGTCAAATACCCTCCCGTCACCTCAGCTGACACCGCTGCTTGGGCGGGGGCAATTGGGACTGTAGGCACTTTGATCGGAACAATCTGGCTCGCGAGCAGCGCGGAGCGTGCGCGAGAACGTGAAGCAATGGGCCGGGCCATTGTTGCCGCCTCCAGTCTCGTCATCCCAATAAGCAGGGTGCACAATTCCCTGAGCTACGTGATCGATGCGCTTCGCGGCTCCAATCCCGCTGCGCCCAGTCACTACTACACGGCGATGGTCCATTCTTTGGAGGCGGCTGGTATGTGGGATGATGATGAAATTTTGCCCTTGTCCGTGCTTCCACATGCGGTGGCCGCGAACCTCGCCGCCTGCCGAGCTGCAATTGATCATTGCTTGCCGATCTTGCGTAGGAGTGCAGATGAATCTGAGTCCACACGGCAGCCCGTTCCCGGGCGCGCTGAGATGCTTTTGCCATACCTGATCGCCGCCGTGGAGAGCCTCGACGTGGCTCAAGTGCAGTGCAGAAGCCTGATAATCGAGCGTGCCCCACCCATCTTTATGCAGCCACATTGATTACCTCTCGGTTCCCGTTCGACTGCATCGGCCCGACGACAGATCCTTCCATCGCCTCCAGCAGCCGCGCCGCCCGGTTGTAACCGATCCGCAGGTGGCGCTGCACCAGCGATATCGACGCGCGCCGGTTGGTCTGGACCACGGCCACGGCCTGTTCGTACAGCGGGTCGCTGGCGCTGCCGTCGCCGGCCGGCACGTCGCCCGCAGCACCAGCCACGCGTTGCTCGCGCACAGGCTCATCGCCCTTGACTGTCGCGCGCGACGCCGGCGCCTTCTGCTCGCCGGGCGCGTCCATCGTGGCCTCGCCGCCCAACGCTTCCACCAGTTCGGTCAGCAGCTTGGAAAGCTCGCCGGTCATCAACATGAAGTCGCCGTCGAAGCGCTCGTCGTCGTTGCGGATCGTGCCCTTGTCGTTCTCCAGCAATACGTCCAGCGGCTTGACCGACTTGATGGCCAGGCTCTCGTCGAGCACGAAGGAAATCTTGCTATCCCACGTCATGGCCAGGCGCGTGCACTGTTTGCCGGCGGCGATGTGGCGGCGCACGTCGTCGGGTTCCAGCGTGTGCTTCTTGTAGGCGACCTGCGCCTTGCTCTCGCCGGTGGCGCGCAGCGTGGCGTCTTGGTCGACCGTGAAGCCGGCCGGCGCCTCGTCTGTTTGCAGCCATTCGGTCATCACGCCCACCGGCGAGCGCTTCACGCGCAGGCTTTCCAGCGGCATGCGGTCGACCGCCTTCAGCAGCAGCTTGATAACTTCATCGGCTTTGGCCGGGCTGGCCGCGTCCACGACCAGCCAACCGTTCACCGGGTCAATCCACACCGGCGTGGTGGATTGAATGCTGAACGCGCGCGGCAGCAGCTCATCGGCGACGCGCTCCTTCAGTTCCTTCATCGCCTTCTTGCCCGGCGCGAAGCCCTGCGCTTCCTCCAACTCGGCGGCGCGTGCCTTCGTCACCTGGTTGACCACGGTGGCCGGCAGCAGTTTCTTCTCGGTGCGCAGCAACAGCAGCATCTGTTTGTTGACGGTGTGCACTAGGCCGCCGCCCGGGCGCGGCGCGTCCCAGCCCTGGCGCAGCAGTTCGTTGCTGCTCGGCGGCGTGAAAGCCTGCGACGCGAGCATGCTGGCCAGCGCGTCGGCGGTCATTGCCCATGGGGCAGGCAAGCGGTATATTTGAAGGTTCTTGAACATCGTAAATCCTTGTGTGTGGCGTGCCAGTTATTCCGCGCGCGGCGCGAGGTCGTCGACGGTGATGTTGTAGCGCTGGACGTTGTTGACGGTGTAGAAGGTTGGCGCTGCGTGTTTGGCGATCCAGGCCGCGAGGAATTCGGTCAGTTCCTGTTCGGCCGCTTCGCTGACGTCGGGATAGTCATCGGCGTGCTCACCGGCGATGTCGTAGGCGCGTTCGCCCATCGTCTCGATGATGTCTTCCGCGGTAATCAGCTGCTTTGCTGTCGGATACGCCGCCTCGGCGCGGAACACCACCGTGCCAGCTTCCAAGTCGTGATTCTCGATCAGCTCGCTCAGCGAGTGCGCGTTGAAGTTTTCTTCATCGACGGACCAGCATTCCTCTGCCGCCGGCACGGCTTTGTTTTCGGTTTGGCTATTCATGTGAACCTCAAAAGTTGGTTGACTACTTCGTCCAGGTCCTGCCTGGTGTATCTGGTCAAAATGCGCCGCAGCACCACGTCCACGGTCGCGTTGTACAGCTGCTCGAACTCCACTTCATCCATCTGCGCGAAGCTGATGCTCTTCGCCTCCAGTCGGACCTCGCTCCGGATGTTCACCGTCGACTCGTAGAAGCCGGCCAGGATGATCAGGTCCTTGCGGAAGCGCTCTTTGTTCTTCGCGACAGGCATGCCCTGGTAGGTCAGCTCGCCGCTGGGCTCCCACTGCTCGAAAGCGAAGTCCAGTAGTGCGAAGTATTTGCGGTGAAAGCGCATGTTTCTCTTCTTCCGCATTTGCACTGAAACGGTTTCACCGAGCTTCAATTTCGCGATGTGCTCAGCGGATTCCTCGTCCGCCGGCGCCAGCGTGCCCGCATGGGTCTTCGTGAGCAGCACGTCACTCATAAAAGAAACCCTTTGCTTTGCATGAAGCTCACTGGATCTTTGCTCGACTTTTCCAGGTTGCAGCGCGGACAGAGCAGCTGAATGTTGCAAATCAAGTTCTCGCCACCGTTGGCAAGAGCGACAATGTGATCCGCGTGAAACGCCTTTCTGATCGACTTACGGCAACATGCGCACCTTCCTTTCTGTTTTGTAAGTAGTGCTTTGATTTCGCGGAGCGTAAAGCTGCCGCCGGCCTGCTTGATCCTCGCGCGCCTATTGGCGCGGTAGACCCGGTACGCCTCCGGATGACGGCGCCGCCAGTCTGCTATGCGCGCGCTGGCGATCAGCCGATTGGCACGATTCCATGCGATCGCACGCTCCACAATCTTGGCTTTATTGCCGACGTAGTGACGGCGCCACGCAGCCTTTACTTTCTCAGGATTCGCCTTCGCCCACGCGGCGCTGCGCTCCCTGATCTCACTCTGGTTCTCCTTATAGTGCCCCCTGTCGTATTCGGACTTCGCTGCCTTGTTGCTTGCGGCGTACTGCTGGTTGTAGAGACGTATATCCTCCTTGTGCTTCGCGCGATAGGCGGCCTGGTATTGCGCATCGCAGGCTTTGCACTGCGGCTGGCGCCCATCGCGCGATTTCTTGCTCTTCGCGAATTCGGCGAGCCGCTTGACCGCGCCGCATTTCGTGCAGCACTTGACGGCCTCGTCGTGTGGCACGAGGATGTTCGAGACCTTCATCAGCACGATGTCGGTCAAGGCGGTGCTCCTGCTGCTATTTCTTCTGGCTCGATCCAATAGCCTGGGCAGCCGCCACCCTTGCCAAAGTCAAATCCCTTGCAACCCTTGCCTGCGTTCGGGCATGGGTTGGCGCACTCGTTGTTCACCGGGATCGTCTCGCGGCCGGCGGCCAGGTCATCATGCAGCGCGTCGATGGCCTGCAGCCTGGTCAGCGGCTTGCCGTTGTCGTCGGTGAAGTACGAACCGGCTCCGCGCCGGCTACCGAGGTCGCGTAGCGCACCGCGTACGGAGAGGCATATGCTCACGCGCCGAGTTCCGAATTTGCGTTCTTCACTCATGCTGGCGCCGCCTCGGCGCTGAGCGCAATGACCTTGTTCGGGGTGCGATCCCAGCCGCGCACCTCATCCGCCGTGAACTTGCCCGCCTCCGAAAAGTCTCCGGTGTAGCCACAAGCATTGGCGCGGTGGTAAAGGTTATGCTTCTCGTTCCAGATCGCGAACAGCGCCGGCGACCCAGGGAACACGATGTCGCGCAGCACGGCGGCGCGCTCGAAGTTCATCGCCTTGATCGCCTTTGCCATTTCGCCTTCAAGACGGCTGCGGCGCTGCCCGGCGTTGCGTTTGATGCGAGGATCGCCTGGGCAGGCCGCATACAATTCCCGGTGATCTGCCCACTCAATCCCGTGCTTGCCGGTGACGACCATCCAGCGACCGTTCAAGCTGTAGTGCGCGGCGCCATAGACAACACGGCCAGTGCTGGTGATCGCATACACCTTTGCGCCGTCCTCGATTGCGACGCCGTCGCGTGTAAAGCCGTTGTCAGGGCTGTTGAACGAGGCGCGACCAAGGCGCTCTACGTAGTGGCTCGAAGTGCGCTGGCTATGCTTGGCATACTCCAGCGCGGTTGCGCCGTTCACGCCAATCTTCGGGGCGGATGGCTTGAACACATAGCCGGTGAAGACATTCAGCAGGTAGTCCCGGATGCGGCGCCGTGTTCGCTCCATTTCGATTCGTAGCAGGTACGGCATGCGCGCCTCTTTGTCGAAGTCATAGCGTCCACCGTTTTTGTTTTCCGAGGGCGCAACGTCCTGCCACATTTCGAATTTCATGCAGCGGCCCGATACTTCGAGCTGCCCCTTGATGTCACTCTTGACGCAGGTGCGGTGATTGAGCGCAATTGCCTTGTATTGGTCGGACTGATCCCAAGGCAAGACGCTCCATCCGATGCGGCGCAGGGTTTGCACAATCCGCGCAAACACATCGCGCTTAAACTGCCGCTCCCATGCCTTTTCTGCTGGCCAGCCACCAACGGCGCGCGCTGCCGAGATTCCTTCCTCTCGAATGTAAACGCAGGCGTCGCTGAAACCGATGGTGCCGGAGCGATCAATTCGCCCGATGGTCAGGCTCATGCTGCTTGCTCCACGTCGTCATTCAGGTCGCAGAACACGCTGCGCTTTCCGTCGGCATCCAGCAGGATCGGGTAGCCGGTGTCCTTGAACGTCGTGCGGCTGTAGCGCTGGCCGCCCGGCAGCGGGTCGCCGTAGCATTCAGCGTTGATCGCCAGCGCCAAGGCATGGTCGGCGACCAGCTTCGCGGCGGCCGGGTCGACCGGCGGCGCTGACGGCAGGCCCATGTTCACGTAGGGGTATTTATCCTTGGCCGGTTGGATATGGGCGATGAAGTGCTTGCCGATCGACTCCGCGCCCTCGAGCGCATCGTAGTCGGCAGCCGAGAACTGACCGTAGTGATAAACGTTGCCCGGCTGGCCCTTGCTCAGGAACTGGATAGCCAGCGTGTTCGTGGCAGCGTCGTGGCCGATGGCGGCGATCTTGCTGGAAGCGACTTTTATCAGCGGGATGGAATTGGCGGTGTGCATGGTGTTCTCCGTTGTGGGTGGTGGTTATGCTGCGAATTTGACCTGTGCGGCGCCGATGTGCCGAAGCATTGCTGCGCACATGCGCGGGAAGTCCTGCTCGTGGTAGAGGCGCGCCGACTTGTCGACGGCTGCCGGCTCGAATCCCAGCGCGCGCAGCCCATCGACGCTGATGGCCAGCGGCGCGATGCGCTCGTTGATCTGGCCGAGACGCAGCGTTGGCGGCGTGCCTGGCGCTGCGGCTGACTGGTCAAAAAGGTCACGGGCTGGCGTTGGCTCTGCGGCCGTGACTTGTGCATCCGCCAAGTCGGTCAGGCGGGCCTGCTCAGCCAGAGCGTTGGCCTGGGCGATTGCTGTGGCGGCAGCGCTCGTTCGCGCGGCTTGGCCGGCCTGCTGCGCGCGCTGCTCATCGGCCTGCCGCTGCGCGGCGAGCTGCGCAGCCTGTGCTTCCAGTTGGCGTTTCGTTTCAGCGGCGACGCGTGCCTGTTCGGCGGCCTGGCGTTCGGCATCTGCTTTGCGCTCGGCGGCCAGCTTCTCGGCGGCCGCCGCTTCAGCCTTGGCCTGCTCCTGGGCGGCGATCTGCGCGCGCAGCGCGTCTTCTTTGGCCTTTTCGTCGGCCTTATGCTTGTCGATACGCGTCGTTACCACCAGCTGGAAATCGTCCATCGCTTTGCCGATGATCTGCGCCATGTCCATGAACAGGTGGCCGTAGCCGGCGGCATTTTCCTTGCACCAGGTCTGCTTGGCGCGGTAGTCGGCGGCCTGCTGGTTGGCGGCCACCTTGGCGTTGGCCAGCGTCGTGTTGACGGCGTTGTGCAGGCTGGCCAGCGTGCGCAGGCTCTTCATGGCGCCGGCGAAATCCGGCTGCGGCAGCGACAGGCGGAGTGGGGCGATTTCCTGTTCCAGCGCGGTCACGTGGTCGGCATACTCGCGCTTACCCTCGTTCAGGATGGTTTCCTTGATCTGCTCCTTGCGGGTCTTGACCAGCTTTTCCAGCTCCAGGCGCTTGGCGCGGAACTGCGCCTTGATGTGGTCGACCGTGCGCAGCACTTCGTCGATTGTCGAGGTCTGCGCCAGCGCGGCAGCCTTTGCCAGTTCCAGTTTCTGCTCGGCTTCACCACAGAACTTGACGTTGTATTCAGCGTCGGCGAAGTCCTGATCATCCTGCAGATCGGTCTTGATGGTGGTCAGGAACTTCTCCGCCGCCTTCTGGTAGGCCATCAGGTTGCTGCTGACGACCTTGCCTTCGGTCTGCACCACCAGCGCCGGCAAGGCGGCGGCCGGCGCTGGTTCCGGCTTCACGGCGTGGTCGACCTGCGTGTAGTTCGCCACATCGATGTCGAACTGCTCCCAGCCGGCGACGATGCGCGCGAACCAGGTGGTGTCCGGGTAGACCCACATCCAGACCATGTTGTCTTCCGTGCCGTCGGAGGTCATGAACAGCCACTTCTCGGCGCCGGTGACCATCAGCTGCTGCTGGACCTGTGGCTGGTGGTCATCGGGTAGCACGCCGGCGGAGACCGACGCTGCCAGATCAGCATTCCACTGCTTGTGCTCGAAGCCGATGGTCTCGGCCATGTTCAGGCCGTCGCACGATGCGCTCTCGCGGCCCAGCGACAAGGTGGCAGGGTACAGCTCGTCGCCAATGAGGCGCTCGGCGAACGGGCGCGCCAGCGCCTCGACCTCATGGCCGTAGTCCAGGATGTTTTCCTGCACCCAGTCGCTGAACTCTTTGGCCAGGCCGGTGGCCTTCATGCGCACCAGCTCGGAGCGGGTAACTTTCTTCGACAGGCCCAGCATGGCTGCCGCCTCGCTGGCGCCGTGGTGGTTAAAGCGGAAGGCGTGCCAGTCGTCGCTGCCTTGCAGCAGGTTGTGGATTTCGCGGCTCAGTATGGTTTCGCGCAGCATGATCTTTTCCTTGTTCGTCTTGTTGGTGGATTACTCGGTTTCGTGGGCCCAGCTGTCGATGGTTAGCTTTTGCTCTTCGGTGAAGGTAGCGCGCGTGCTGAGCATTGCGATCAGCTGCGCCGGCGTCTTCTTGCCGCCCAAGATGATCTGGCGCCACTCGGCCGCTTTCTCCTTGAACAGTTCGTCGGTGCATTCCGGAAGCAGGTCCTGTGCACCTTGCGCGGCGCCTGCGGGCGGCGGCGTGATGTCGCGCGGCTCGCGGTAGTCCTGCTCCAGCTCGTCCGGCGTGCAGACGCCGAGGATGATGCCCGGCGCATACTGGCGCGCCCACTTCTTCACGGCGAGGTATCCCAGTTGCTGCTTCGGATCATCTGCCCACAGCGTCGAGTTCCGGGTGCGCGCTTGAGCCAGCAGCAGGTCCAGCACTTTGACCTTGCCGGTGGCGCGGATCGTCGCGGAGACGCGGACACCGCAGCCAATTTCGTCAGACAAGTGCCAGCCAGCTTGGCGATACTCTTTGCCGTCGCCGTTCTTTTTGATGTCGAACTTACCGATTACGTTTTCCCACGGGCCGTAGTATTCGTAGTCGAAATCGTCGCGGGTGATGATGCCAGAATTGGTGATGGCCGCATGCACAAGCTGGCTCTCGTAGCCGATGTTGCCGTTGATGAAGTGCGTCTTTTGGGCGACGGCGAATGGGTTCATTTGCCAGGCGATGGACTGCATTACCACCGCGAGGCAGTCACCCGGCGAGTTGCGGTACGCCTGCGGCAGTGTCACCTTGCCAGTCGCCATGATGTCGGCGAGGCGGATCATGCTGTCCATGTGTGCGACGTCGAGGATCATCTGCCCGGTGGTCATCGGCGTGGACGAGGGCGCCAACTGCATGGCGCTTTGAGATTCGCGGGTTACTGCATTCATCGTATTCTCCGGTTCAGGTTGTTCGCTTCGTTATTCAGTAGCGCAAGGCGCAGCGCATGTGCGGGTCTGTGGCCGGCGCGCAGGTTGCGCAGCGTGGTGCCGGTGATGTGGGCGAGGGCGATCACTTATCCGGCTTCCCGCGCCAGGCGGCCAGCTCGCGCGTCGCGCTTTCTTCGTCGGAACGCTGGCGGTCGGCGTAGATCACCAGCAGCACGGCGACAGCAGCGGCGGCGATGATGAGGTCACGGAGCGGCTTCACGGCGAACCTCCTTCGCACGTCGGGCCATGATGCGGTCCCGCTTGAGCTCAATGGCCGCCTGCATCTGTGCGCGCCGCTGCGCAGGCGGCACGCCCAGACCTTCCATCGCGATTTCGTAGCAGCGCAGTTCGTGTGACGTCATTTGATCGTTGTCCATGTACAGGGTCATGATCCGGCGGCAGGCTATTTCCGCCTGCGATGGTTCGGCACCGAACAGCTGCGCGAGCAGGCCGCGCTCGGTGGCGCTCATTGGCGCACCATGATGGTCACACCCATGGCGCCGGCGTCGTAGGCTGCGTCAATCAGTGCGCCAGCGTCGCCGATGGCGTTGTAGCTGCGTGGCTGGTCGACGTCATCCTTCACGGTGACGGTATAGGTCAGGCCGAACTCGCGCGCGGCTAGCTGCGGTGCCACGCTGTTGCGGCCACGGCCGGCAATCTCGTAGCGGCTGACCGTGCTGCCGGCCGGCGCCGACTCTGGCGCATCCAGGTTGCCGGCCATCAAGGATTCAGTCAGGCCCGAGTCTTGATAGGCGAACGCGAGGGCGGCGAACACGGCGAGGCGCGACTGGCGGCCGGCGGTGATGTGGGTGACGGTGCTCATGCGGCAATCCGCATCTGCTCGACCGCCGCCGCTCGGGCACGCGCTTTCGCTTCGCGCTTTGCCTTCCGCTCAAGGAACGCCTCTTTATGTGGATTGCCGCCGACGCGACCGAGAATTTCGAGGTGGCGTGCTTCGCGCTGATTGGCCGTCAGACCAAGGCCGCGCATCGCTACTTCGTGGATCTGTTGGGTGCGGCGGGTGTACGTGCGCGACTGCGCGCACAGCGTCAGTATTTGGTCGAGAGTGTCACGAAGGTCGCTCATGTATTTCTCCATATTCAGTTTTTTGTTGGCGGCTTTAACCAAGTCCGTCTTGGGCCTGTGAGCACTCAGGCTGGCTTGCGGTGCTTCGGTACTGGCGCGGTCGGCGCGAGGCGTACTGACGCATTCCCTACTTTTTCACCACATAGCCAGCCCCTGTCGTCCCTCGCCGTGTCTCGGCCTACGCTTTCGCCTTCGCGCAAGCCGTTGGTAGGCTTACGAGGGCAAGGGCTGGTTATGTGGTTCCCGCGCTTAACCGGCGCGGGACGGATGCGCGGCCGTGCTGCTGGCCGCGCCGGTAGTCAGGCCGCAGTCACCTGCGATGGACGGAAGGACTTGACGCCGCCGCCGGCCTCGCCCAGGTCCACGTCGTAGAACACGCCCTTGCCGGCCGGGCGCTCCTGCACGAACTTGCCTTCGCTGACCTTGCCGGTCTTCGCGCTCTTGGCTTTTACTGCTGCGCCTTTTTTGAATGCCGCCATGTGATACTTCCTTTCGTTGGTTGGTGCCGCGCTTGCCCGGTATGGGCCGACCGCGCGGCGAAGTCGGGGCATGCTGATCCCACAGGGCCATTTCTATCGCCTGGCCAACGGCTATCGCTGCGTTGCGCACCGGGGCAGCGCGCTCCGGATTCTGATCAGGGTGGCTCGGCACCGCAGCTGCGCATCCACATGGCGAGGTCGGCACGCGCCTCCTGCTGCGATATCAGGCCCAGCTCATGTGCGCTTGGCAGCATGCGGTCGCACCATTCGCTCATCTGGCGCAGCACGTCGCGGCTGTAGGTGACGCCGATATCCACCATGTTCTGCGCACTGCTTACACCAACGTGCTCAACTTCATAGCCGGCGGCGTCGAGAGTGCCGTAGAGGTCGACCCACAGGCCATCGTGTTCGTAGCCGTGGCATAGCAGTCGCGCTGCCGCTGGAATCTTCGGCTGCACGCGCGGCGCCGGCGCATTGGCGCGCAGCTGTAGCAGGGCGGCGGAGATTGGTGCGTTCATTTCGGCTCAGCCTCGATTTGGCCCCAGGCCAGCGCCAGAATGTCGGCGCGGTACGAATTGACTTCACCGAACAACGGGCATGCGACCTTCACCGGCTGCAAGTCCTGCTTGCGCGAGAGGCTGGCGGCGCGGCGGCCGATGCGGTTCATGTCGGCGATCAACAGCTGCACACCGCGCGCGGCGCACAGCTCGGCTACGGTCTGCATGCCGTTCTCGCCCTTGGCGACCGGCAGCGATTTCACCAGTTGCAGGTGGCTGCGCGGCGCGGCCAGGTGGTCGGCGGCCAGCTGCACTACGTTCAGGCCAGCGGCGGATGGCAGACCAAGGATCAGGGCGATCATTTCGCCACCTGCTTGGCTGCATAGGCGGCGTCACCGCGGTGCGTTGCTTCGGCCAGTGCTGCGAGTTCTTTTGGGCTCATCGTGTTCTCCATCGTGTTTGGTGCGTCGATGGGATGATTATCGCGAACGCGATTAAAGAAGTCAAGCGCGAACGCGATAATGCGATTAAATTTTTTTATGAGCGGATATTTTTGCGTAATCGGCACCACGGATCAGGTCAAGGCCATCGCTCAACCTGTCTGCCCAGCTAGCCGCGCCGTGCCAGTGTCGATACTGGTAATCGATACAAGCCGAGCTAAGCGCATGATGCTCCGCCGCCGCTGTTACGGCTGCATGTGCAGCCGGTGGCGTGGGCGCGGCGCAACTTCGCAAAGGTCTAGTGCGAGTTGCTAATGAAGGCTGGCCGTGATTAATTGTCGGAAATCGTGCGGACTAAAGCTAACAGTCTTGTCCGTATAGTAATTTGCACGCTCGAACTGTTTTTTGCCAACCGCTGCTTGGCTCTCGGCGACTGCCACTACAAATCCAGGTCGGTTTGAGAGTTTGTACTGCATGTGGATGATCTCAGCCTCAAGTAGGCGCGTTAATGATGTGGCAGCGATCACGATAAGAGGACGATTTGCTTCGATCACAAAGTCAGCAGTAAGTCCACCAGCCATAGGTAGCTCGACATCTTCGGCGTAGTTGAGTGCGAGGCTTGCTGCAGTATCTGCTATTACTGCGGCCACCCGTTGTTTGAAATCGTTGGCATGCCGTGTTGTACGAGAAGTCGAGATTGCGAATAGTTGCTGCGCAGCTTCGGCGACGCGAAAGATGTATGGAGCCACCAATTCAGCGTGTTGAGTTGTTGCTTTTAGCGTATCCTCTTCCAACGAAACCGCGCTGGAGACCTTCAAATCTTCCAGCCAACGGTTAACTGCGTCCGAGTCAACATCGCCGCCGGCCATTGAGGCATAAAGCGCGGTGTCGCCATTTTCATCAATCGAAATCTCATGACCGCGCTCTCGAACACGCACAACAATTCGGTCACCGGTCATCGGATATTCTAAGGGAGTCACGACGCGTTGCACCCCATGACCGTCGTCGTGCACCTCAAATAGCGAGCAAATCTGTTGTTTTAGATTTTTATTAAAGACCATAACCCCTCCGGCGCACCAAGTTCAATGCCTGCCACCTGACAAAAGCGCTCCACCAACCGCAATCTATCATCCTCTAACTGCGGATCGTAAGCCTTCGCTGCCCGAATATCCAACTCTGGAGCGCTGGGCAGCTGACGATTAGAGTAGTCGAAATCGGTGTTGCATGGAGTTTTGATATGCAGCCCTTTGTGGCTTGGGTGCCAATGCATTTCTAGCAATGGGTACAAATCGGTCGAGCCGACTTTCTTCATCAGCCATCCGAAGAACGCCCGATCACTAAAGATCTCCCCATCTTTCCAGACAAATATTACCTGATGAGATAGTGAGACGTTTACGAGGCCTGTGCAAGATAACCGCGGCCCGCCCATTTTGTTGAATGGCTTCGGCAATTTTCCCTTTTTCATAGGCTTGAATGCGGGAATTTGAGCCAGGCGCTTTTCCTGAAGCTTTTGCGACTTAAGTTCTTTGGGTAGCATTGTTTCGTAAGTAATTATAGCCAGCTCGCCACGCCGCCATGTCGGGAGCACGTCCCGCGCCGGCTCTTACTGAAGCTGTAGCTGCCATCCCGGCACTTCGCGCTGGCGCCGGCCGGCACCTGGCCGTCCACGCTCTTCGCCGGCGAGTGAACGTCCTGGCCAGCCTTGTTTCGGTAGTGGCCGTGCATCTGCAGGTTGGCCTCGTCGGACTCGGCTTTCTTCGGTGCGGCTGGGGCTGTGATCGGCGCGCGCTCGGGCGGCACGAGCTGGGCGTGCGAAGCGCCGGCCCCAACTAGGAACAGAGATAAGATGAGCGCGCGCATCATGGCTTCTCCAGGGTGCTTACGCAACGCCGCCGTGGGAAGAGCACGCGCCTTGCTTGTCCTTCGAGTGCGAAATCCAACCATCCTTGCAGGTAACGGTGTCGTCGTCACTACCACCGCCTCCGCAGCCGGCGAGAGTGAGAGATGCGAGCAGGGCGAAACAAATTGCAATGGTTTTCATATAACTCCTAGCGCGACAAGAACGTGCCGTTTCGTGTCTGAATTATATGGTTTATTGACGGTCGGAAAACTAGCGAATTGTCACGATGTTATGGCTGAGGCCTCGCAAATAGCCTTCCAGTGATCTTCGAAGACCTCGGCCTTAGCCTTCTCCCGGCGCTCGCTTTCCGGTGGAAGGCGAAGTCCCAGCTCCGCATACTTTTCACGGTTCTTTGCCCAGTTCTCATTGAAGGCAATCTGTTTGTCGAGAATCGCCATCCATTCTTCATGCGACGTGTCGCCAAGCATGCCTACGCCCTCTAGGTAGATGATCTTATTCTGCTGTCCGGCAATAAAGCGCTTAAAGCCACCGTATCCACCCATGCCGTTTTTGGCGTTCACCTCTCCACAGTGCCAGCCATCCTTCGCGATCCAATCATTTCGAAACTGTGCGCTGAGGGGATCGACCAGTTGGTCGGCAACCATTTGTCGTGTTTTTGGAAATACGAACCAGTCGTCGTACTTAATCCTGAGAGTAAAGCCGGCGGCGATAGTGATTGCGGCGACTGCGCCGGCGACGATAGCGGTTCTAGACATAGCCTTGCTTATTGGTAATTGAAGTGCGAGCGCTTTGGTGCGCCAACATCATCACCGTTGACCGAAGGTCAGCGTTTCAGGCGATCAATAAAGCGACTCTCTTCGGCGGCAATGTTGCGCATGATGCCAGCATTATATGAAGAATTGGCAACTGGAAATCTATCCAATTATCTCGCTCACTTCGAGTCGGCAATACGGCGCACCATTGATTTGATGTCGGTCACGTCCGATGCTACCGCCAGCATTTGCTCGTGCAGCGCGAACGCGCGCAGCCGGAAGTTGATCTCGTCATTTATTGACCAGCCCTTGCTCTCGGCAACAGCCTTCAACTCGGCGTGCAGTGGGTGTGGCAGCCGGACCGATGTTTGGTGCGTTTCTTTTGGCTTTTTGGAATCTGTCATGCGCGCGATGATGCGCGACATGGTGGCGGACTGTTGTTTTTTGATGTCGAACGACATCACTTTCTTTATCGCGGTAATGTTGTCGGAAGATTTAACAATTGAAGCATGTACACATCACTATGCCCCGCCATAGGCGATGACGCGAAATTTAGACTTGATTCATATCAATTACCAATGGGAAACCATGTGACAATTCGCGTATATTCAACCCTAAGCCAACAACTGAAAGGAAGACGATGGTTTGTAACGATGTGCGCGCCAAGGCAGAAGAACGGGCGCTCGCCTATTTGAGGCAAATGGATGACGAGGCTCTTGCCGCCATCACCCATGTATTAAAGATGGCCGCCGAAGGTCAGGCCAAGCGGGATCAGCCGGCCAAAGAGACGCCAGCTGAAATGTTAAAAAATCAAAAGAAGTAGAACGGAGATCGCCCGCGCCCCCGCCGATCACTCCCTCCTTGATGGCGGGGAATTGGCAATTGTGACAATGTGTTAGTTTCCGAGGCTGCAAAAGTAGTATCTTAGTCGTTGCTATCAAACTACTTGTGTTGCTTTAAATGACAAATATAGAGAAGGCTATGATTGCGTTCCGAGCACTGAACGATAACGAGCAACTGAAGATGCTACCCGTCCTGGCATTGTTCGCCTTGCGCCACCCGAAATCTGTTCTAAGACTTCGCCTGGTCGCGAACAACAAATAAATCTTCCTTCGGGGCGGCGTCCGACATATCGTCTATCAGCTTTCTTCCCTTGGCAGTCGCCATGCGGTATTTATGGATCAGCACAGCCTCTCGCTCATTGAGGTGACCCAGCATGATCTGAGCTTGCAGTTGCTCGGGAAGGCCGGGTGAGTGCTGAGGGGTAACCAGCTCAACCTGACGGGCCTGCTTAATGGGCTCACCTTTCCCGGTCGCCAGCCATAGCTCATCGACACCCAAAGGCTCAGCGAGCGCGGTGATCTTACGACCCGTCTCCCGTGCTCCATTTTCCCAACTTGCAATAGTGGACTGCGCAACCTTGGAGGCGGCCGCCAGTTCCTGTTGCGTCATTCCCTTTTGTGCCCGCGCCCATGCAAGCCTGTCTTTTAGCTTCCAGTTCGGTTGTGGTGTGAAGTTCTGCATATCGCAAATGTAGTTGAGAGTTTAATCGCGTTGGTGGTTGACAATCGCAATCGCGTTCGCGATAATCGGTGCCATGAATATCAAAACCGCGATTACTGAGCTGCGTGCGACCGGGCTGACGCAACAGGCATTGGCTGATCTTGTGCCTTGCAGCCAGAGCACCATCAACGCCTACGAAAACGGCAACCGCGCCACGCGCCCTTCATTCAGCATCGTTTCGAAGTTGCTGGAGTTGCACGCTGAGCGCTGCTGCGCCGCGTCAGCGCCCACCGCCACTACGACCCAAATCGCCACCACCGGAGAACCCCATGAACATTCGTAAGCACCTGGACGTCTGCATGGCGAAGCTGGGATACGTACGCGCGCCGGCCAAGCTCGCGCCCAGAACCATCGATATGGCACTCAACTTTCAAGTCAACAGCACGCCGCTGGATAGTGCAATTGCAAAGCTTGATCAGCTCAGCGCTGCCGCCAGCCGCGCAGAGAGTGCGATTACCAACGCGCTGCTGGCGCAGGAAGGTGAGTTCATCAGCGCCGAACTGGTCGCCGACGAATCGCAAGCCCTCATCCTGACCGCACTGCAAAAGCAGGCCACGCTGCTGGAGGTGCTGGCGAAGCAGCGCGACCACGCCGCGCTGCGCACCGAGCCAGTGACCGGTGCCGCCGCATCCGGCATGCCGGGCTGACACCGACCACTGAATATGTATCACGAGCATCACCTGCATCACCTGAAAGCCTGAATCACTTTTAATAGGAAAAACCATGAACACCGCCAATAACCGAAAGCCCAATCCCCGCTTGAACGTCGTCAAGGTGTACCTCGGCGACGAAGAGCAGGCCACCCTGCAAAGTCACTGCCACGCCAGCGATACCAGCGTCAGCGCGTTCCTGCGCCAAGCTGGTATCCGCATCGCGACAGCGCACCAGCAGATTACTCGCTTCCCTGGGCGGCAAGAAGGGGCCGGTGCAGGCCTGCGCCGGGCCTTCTCGTTCCCAGGTCAGGGTGTGCGTCGTGTTTCCCGCGGTGCGCTGCGCCCGATGCGCTCGTGAATTGATGGCTCGCTGCGCTCCAACCGCCGCACCAAGAAAGGACGAACCGATGAACCACCTGATGATCGCTGACGTGCAAATCCGCACCGATGATGCTGGTCGCTTCTCGCTGAACGATTTGCACAAAGCGGCTGGCGCGGAAGATCGCCACCAGCCAGCATTCTTCTTCCGCCGACCCGAGACAAACGAGCTGGTCGAGGAAATTTCTAATTCTGCGCCGGCGCAGAATTGCGAGCCGGTCGCCGCTGCGGCCGGTCGCTACGGCGGCAGCTATGCGGCGAAGGAAATTGTCTACGCCTACGCGATGTGGATCAGCCCAAGGTTTCACCTGCAGGTGATCCGCACGTTCGATGCCGTCGCCACCGGCAAGCTAACCCCATCGCTGGGCAAGACCAAGGCGTCGAAACCGCCAGTGCTGGAAGCTGCCGCCATGATCCCGCCAGTGCTTCGCGCGCTGCGCGCCTGCGGCATCGACAAGAACGCGGCCGTGATCAGCGCCAACCAGATCGCCGCCGCGCAGACGGGCGTCAACCTCTTGGCCATGGCCGGCCACTCGCATCTGCCAACACCTTCCCAGCAAATCTGCTTCACGCCGACTGAGCTGGGCAAGCGCTTCTGCCAAAGCGCCATCACATTTAACCGCCGCCTGGCCGACGCCGGCCTGCAAGAGTACATCGGCGGCCACTGGGTTCCGACCGAGAAGGGGCGCCAGCACGCTGTCGTGCTCGATACCGGCAAGGCGCATGGCAACGGCACGCCGATCCAGCAGGTGAAGTGGGTTGATTCCGTTCTGGCAGAAATCGCTTTGTGAATACGGGATGCCGCGCCCCGTCGCGCGCGGCGAATAACACGATGGAGAAACCAATGTCCAAAGTACCACAACAGGCGCCGGGCGCCGCCGCACACCTGCTCAACCACCTGGCCGCGCAACTGAAGCTGCCGAACGACGCCGCGCTGGCCCGCGCCTTCGACGTGGCGCCGCCGGTCATCAGCAAAATCCGCCACGACAAGATTCCATTCGGCGACAGCATGATCCTGAAGGCCCACGAGAAGTACAACTTCACCGTGAAGGCTATCCGCAACTTTCTGGCCGTCGGGGCTCTGAATCCATGACGACGCAGCACCAGCAGCAGCCCGACGCAGACGACGAGCCAATGGCCGTCGAGCCGGCGCACGTCATGACGCGCGAGAAGCACCGGGCACGGGAGCACTACGAGCAGATGCTGCGCCAACTCGAAAAAGAGCAGCAGAAATAGAAAAGGCTGCGTTGGAGCGCAGCCCGTTCAACTACCAGAGGAAATCCATGTCCACGATTCTACAACAAGGACCGGCGCCAGCACAGCCTGGCACGCCGGAGGCCACTGCCTTGCGCAAATTAGGCGACTGGCGCGAAAAGGACCGTGCGCACCTGGCGCAAAAGGCTGATCGCGACGCCCAGCGCGCCGAGTACCGCGCGCGCCAGGATCTGCGCGGCGCCGCCGATAATCTGAATGCGAAGGCTGGCCAGCCATGAAGCGAGACGCCATCACATTCGAACTGCCGTTCCCGCACGAGCTCATCATCGACAACTTCGCCGGCGGAGGCGGCACCAGCACCGGCCTCGAAGCCGCATTCGGCCGCCCGGTTGACATCGCGATCAACCACGATCCCGAAGCGCTGGCCATGCATGCCATCAATCACCCTCACACCAAGCACCTGTGCGAAAGCGTGTGGGATGTCGACCCGATCAAGGTCACCAATAATCAGCCGGTGGCGCTGGTTTGGCTCAGTCCCGATTGCAAACATTTTAGTAAGGCGAAGGGTGGCACTCCGGTCAACAAAAACATTCGAGGCCTCGCATGGGTGGGCCTGCGCTGGGGCCATTTGACCAAGCCCCGCGCGATCCTGTTGGAAAACGTCGAAGAGTTCCGGACCTGGGGCCCACTCAAGGTTGGCGCCGACGGCAACATGTATCCCGATCCCGAATTCAAGGGGCGTCTGTTCGAAGCGTTTAAGGCCGCGCTGTCGACCGGCATTCCGGGAGACCACCCTGATCTGGAAGAGATTTGCGACGTGCTGGGCGAGAGCGTGCCGCGCGAGGCGCTAGTGAAGGGCCTGGGCTACATCGTGGAGTTCCGCGAGCTGCGGGCCTGCGACTACGGCACGCCAACGATCCGCAAACGGCTGTTCATGATAGCGCGCCGCGACGGTCTGCCGATCCAGTGGCCGGAAGCCACCAACGGCGCACCCACGTCGCCGGCTGTCATCGCTGGCAAGCTGGCGCCGTGGCGCACGGCCGCCGAGTGCATCGACTGGTCTATTCCATGCCCAAGCATCTTCGAGCGCAAGCGCCCGCTGGCTGACGCCACGATGCGCCGCATCGCCAAAGGCATCATGCGCTACGTGGTGGACTCGGCGTCGCCATTCATCGTGGGGCAGGGCGGGCCGATCTATTCCGGTAAGCCGGTGTCGGCCGACCAGCCATTCGGCACCATGACCACGGAGAACCACCGTGCCGTCGTCGTGCCCAGCATCGTCCCGGTCACGCATCAGGGGGCGGACCGCAGCGAATCGGTTCACGAGCCGTTCCGCACCATCACCGGCGCGCAGCGCGGCGAGAAGGCACTGGCCGTCGCTACCATGGTGCAAACAGGTTATGGCGAGCGCACCGCTAAGTATCGCTGTGATGCCTGCGGTGATGACTTCGAAGATAAGCATGCCACGGGCGCGGGTGGGCTGGCGCCGGCAGAATGTCCCAGCTGCGGCGAGGAAGATCGGATCACGCAATCTGTGGCCGCACAGCAGCCGCGCGCACTCGACATCGAGAAGCCGTTAGGCACGGTTGTGGCCGGCGCCAGCAAGGCGGCGCTGGTGACCGCGTTCCTGAACGAGCACGCCAATTCCAGCAACCAGCGCACCATGCCCGCCGATGAGCCGCTGCGCACAATCTGCGCGCAGGTCAAGGGCGGCCACTTTAGCGCCGTGTCGGCAACCCTGGTTGGTGTGGGCGGGCGCGCTGGTGAAAGCCGACCGCGTGGTGCCGATGAACCGGCCGCCACGATTACCGCGAAAGGTGATACCGCACTGGTTACTGCCGACCTCGCGCCGTTCGTCATGACCAACACCACAGGCCACCTTGGCGCGGAGGTCCGCGCACCAGTGCCGACCATCACCGCTGCGGGCAATCAGGCGCTGGCGGTCGCGCATATCACCAAGTTTCGCACCGGCGCCACCGGCAGTGACATGGCCGATCCGCTGCCGACAATCACCGCCGGGCCGAAAGAGAATCCAGCAGGCTGCCCGCACGCGCTGGGCATCGTAACCGCAAATCTGATCCACATGGGCCACGGCGAAGGCCTGGCCGGGGGCAAGCGCTTCAGCCATGGTATTCGCGATGTCGAGCAGCCACTGAACACCATCACCGCCAGCGGCGCGGCGGGTGGTATCGTGACAAGTAGCCTCGTCAAGCTGCGCGGCACCAGCAGCACGGCCGGCATGGATGAGCCGCTACACACGGTCAGCGCCGGCGGTCAGCACCACGCCGAGGTGCGCGCCTTCTTGGTGAAGTATTACGGCACCGACCAAGACCCGCGCTTGGAAGAGCCGCTGCACACGGTCACCACAAAGGACCGCTACGGCCTAGTGACCATAGAGGGCATCGACTACCAGATCGTGGACATCGGCCTACGCATGCTGGAGCCAGCCGAGCTATATCGCGCGCAGGGCTTCCCGGCCGGCTACGTTATCAAGGAAATCCCAGACCCTGCCGTGCTGTTCAAGGACGGGGAGCAGGCTGCCGGCGATCCGCTGGCGCTGCCGCGTGTGCCACTCACCAAGTCGGCCCAGGTGCGCATGTGCGGGAATAGCGTCTGCCCGCCGCTGTCGGAAGCCCTGATTCGAGCCAACTTCGCGCACGAGCGCGAGATAGGGATGGTGGCAGCATGAGCCTAATAGGATACGCCTGCGACAGCCGTGATAGCGCCCGCACAGAAAGCCAGCAAACTCAACGCCGCGCTGATGGTTGCGCATACGAGATAGGTCAAATGGCGACCGACTCCTGGGCGATTGACCGATTCGCCGTAGAGGGTGTTCTGGGTGAAATACGAGCAAATAATCGCTACGCCATTAAATGCAAGGCCTGCCACAAAGAAGCCAATAGCGGCTCGCATCGAACAAACACTCATGATCAGGCGCAATTTGTCCAAGGTAGCAACCATGCCGGCTGCCGCGCCGCCATTCAGCAGCACCAGATATTTGAAGACCTCGACGGAAATCGTGATCATCGACTTGTACGTTTCAAGTCGGTGATCGTATTTCCACTTCAATTCGGCCTGCTCGCTCTCGCCCATATGCCACTCCATTACGTGTTGTCTGAAGGATACTAGCATGATCTACGACCTGTCCCGAGCGGACCGCCAGCACCGCGCCATCGTCAACGAAAAGCCCGCCCCAGTGCTCCAATCGAAGCGCTGCGCCTGCGGTGCTAGAGCCTTCGCCAAGCAACTGGCACAGCACGGCAAATGCGCCGCATGCCAGTTCACCGACCGCGCCGCCGCGCTGCTGCCAGAAGACCTGGAAATCCTGCACCACATGCTGGGCGCGACGCCGCACCACGCCATGGCACGCTGGGGCTTCCGCAACGAGTATCTGGTGAACCGCCGAGACTTGCCATCGATAGAGCGCCTGGCCGCCGCCGGGTTCGTTCGCGCTGGCCAGCCGCTGCTGCAGCTTCAGTATTTCCACGCCACGTCCGCCGGTTGCAAGCTGGCCGGCCTGTCGGCGAAGCGTGTCGAGGTGGCGCTGTTGCTGGGAGTGGCGCAATGAGTCAATCGCGAAACGAAAAGGTGCTGCACATTCTGAAGGCTGCCGACGGCCCGCTCACGCCATCAGTTATCGCCAGTAGAATCGCTGAATCATGGTGCTGCCATGGTGGAGATTTTCGGTACCCCCAATCGGCGCAAATATCGCCAATTTTAAAGCGCATCAGCGCCAAACGCGTCGAGGGTGGTTGGGTGTTCGATGGTAGCGAAAAGAGTATTGAGAAGTGCTGCAACTGCAGGTTCTATCACGCCGAGAAGGAGGCTCATTACGGGATGGTGCAAGATCAACCGCTGCATCCCGGTGATTACGAGGCACCGTGCCGACGGTATCCGCCGGTGCGCGGAGATGTGGATTACTACGGCGCGCTGGGTGGCCAGGACGTGCATCGCGATGCTTACGCCGGCCCAACTGTCAACAGCCAAGATTGGTGCGGCGAGTGGAAAGCTGCCAATCGTGAGGTGAGGCCATGACCCGCCTAGAACCCGAACTGACTGGCGCCGATCTGGCGCAGTTACTCCAATCCAGTGCGCCCTTCTGCTGCACGTTGCGACGCAAAGTCTACTGCGGCACCCATCGCTTCCTTTGCGGCTGGATAGCCATTTCCGACCTTGTGACTCATAGCTTCGATCTGCGACTTATCCTCTGCGTGATCGGATCGCCGTTCGAAGGTGACAAATGCTGCCCACGTCCCATCCTTTGCCTCATCAGCGCGACAAAATGCAAAGTACGGTCCTTCCTCAAGAAACAAGTGCTGGCTCATGTCGGCCTCGGTGGCAATAATGGAAAGGCGAGTCTAACATGAATCAAATCGACATCTTCGCCGCCGGCGCCACGCGCTTGCAGATGACCGACTCCATTGAAATGACGATCCAATCGCTGCTGGCCTATGGAGCGTCGCATGAGCATTGGGGCATCGCATGGTCAGGCGGGAAAGACAGCAGTGCAACACTCACGCTGATCATCTGGCTACTCGACACTGGCCGTGTGCCGCGTCCGAAAACGCTGACTGTCTTCTACGCCGATACGCGGCAGGAACTGCTGCCGCTGGCACACGCCGCAAACCAGATCATCGACGAATTGCGCGATCGCGGCATTCAGGTCGAAGTCGTGACCGCGCCGATGGACAAGCGCTTCATGGTCTACATCCTGGGGCGCGGCGTGCCGCCGCCGAACAACAACACGCTGCGCTGGTGCACGCGCCAGATCAAGATCGACCCGATGCAGCACGCGCTGGAGCAGCGCCTCGCCGAGCTGGATGGTCAGGTGCTGATGATCACCGGCGTACGCCAGGGCGAGAGCGCGATCCGCGACCAGCGCATCGAGATGAGTTGCAGCAAGGATGGCGCCGAGTGCGGGCAGGGGTGGTATCAGAAGGTGCTGCCGGAGGCTAAGGGGCTACGCGGCCGACTGGCGACGCTGGCGCCGCTGCTGCACTGGCGCGTCTGCCACGTGTGGGAATGGCTGCGTCACTGGGCACCGGAGGCAGAATTCGGCGACTGGAGCACGGCCGCAATCGCCGACGCTTACGGCGGCGATGAGGCCGAAGAGATCAACGCCCGCACCGGCTGCACAGGTTGCCCACTGGTCGACATCGACATGGCGCTGGACAATCTGTTGACCAACCCGCACTGGGCCTATCTGGCGCCATTGAAGCGCATCAAGCCGCTGTGGCGCGAGCTGCGGCTACCGCAGCACAGGCTGCGCAAGGCGGGCCTGGAGATCCTGAAAAGCGGGAAGACGGCCGCCAACCCTCAGCGCATGGGGCCGTTGACGTTCGAAGCGCGCCTGATGGGCCTCGAAACCATCCTCGGCATCCAGGCCGAGGTGAATGCCGCCGCGCTCTCCCAGCGCCGGCCAGAGGTTGACTTGATCAACGCTGAGGAGGAGGCGCGCATCCGCGAGCTGATCGCGCAGGAAACTTGGCCGGATGGCTGGGATGGTGATGAGCCGCTGGCCACCACGGTCATGGATACGGTCTACGCTAACGGCGCTGTGCAGCCGCTGCTTTTTTCGGAGTCCGGGCGGTGATGTTGAAACTTAGGCTATTCGAGTTCGGTGTTTCCGCTGGCGGACCGCTCTTCCGCGTATATCGATGCGGCCGCCAGAGCATCGGAGCGGTCATGAAATCGCAGTGCCAATTTGTGCGTGAGCGATGGAATCCGGAATGCTCCCTGATCAGCCTTTCGCTCAAATCGCACCCAAGCTGCGAAATACTCACCATCTTGCGCGACATGGCAATAGGCGATGTGGTGTTCGCATTCAACAACAAAAGGATCGGACATTTCTGCCTCCAATGTAATGGCAGGATCATAGCATGATGCGCCACACACCCCTCAAGCCCGGCACCAAGCCGATGAAGCAGGGCGGCTTCGCCCGCGCCGCCCGCATCGAGGACCGCGAGGTCACCAAGATCAAGACCAAGGCCGCGCGCGAAAAAAAGCACAAGTGCGCCGTCCGCACCTGCCGCGCCGAATTCGTCCGGCCGGCGCCGTTCGTCACCTGGTGCTCGCCTGAGTGCGGCACGGCGCTGGCCCTGGCGAAGCTGGAGAAGCACAAGCAGGCGGCGGCACGCGCCGAGCGTGTGGCTACGAGGGAAAAGCTGGCCAAGTTCAAGAGCAAGCGCGACCACCTCGCGGACTGCCAGCGTGCGTTCAATGCCTATATCCGCTTCCGTGACCGTGACGAGCCGTGCATCTGCTGCGACCGCGCCAGCACCGGCGTTGACGGCTTGGGCGCCCACGGATGGGATGCAGGCCATTACCGAAGCGTCGGCAGCGCGCCACACCTGCGGTTCCACGAGCAGAACGTGCACAAGCAATTGGTGCTGTGCAATCGCTACGGCGCCGGCCGGGCAGTGGAGTACCGCGCGGGCCTGATTGCCCGGATCGGCCTTGATGCCGTGGAGGCCTTGGAGCGTGATCAAGAGCCTCGCCACTACACGGTCGACCAGTTGATCGCCCTGACCGCGCACTACAAACAAAAACTGAAAGAACTGAAAGCTGCCGCCGCCTGACGGTCGGCCCATAACTACTGAAACGGAGAAATAATGAGCGCATTTAGCCCCGAAGCACAGAAACTGATGGTTCAAGCCGAATACGGCGAGTTCCTTCGCGCGAAGATCAAGCTGGCACCGAAGAAAGGCTTCGACGTGCCGCTGGCGCAGATCAACCCGCACCTGAAGCCGCACACGCGCGACATCGTGCGCTGGGCGTTGGCCGGTGGCCAGCGCGCCATCTTCGCCAGCTTTGGGCTCCATAAAACTGCGACTAATCTGGAAGTGATGCGCCAGATCGGCATCCACCGTGCCGGCGTGCGCCGCCTGATCATCATGCCGCTGGGCGTGCGCCAGGAGTTCGCGCGCGAGGTGCGCCAGCGCTTCACTGGCGACCAGGCCATCGAGCTGAAGTTCATCAAGTCGAGCAGCGAGGTTGAACGCGATGACGTGATCTACGTGACGAACTACGAGCCGGTCCGCGACGGCAAGATCGATCCGAAGCTGTTCGGCGCCGTGGCGCTGGACGAGGCCGCAGTGCTGCGCAGCTACGGCAGCAAGACCTTCCAAGAGTTCCTGCACATCTTCGAGGGTATCGAGTTCAAGTTCGTCTATACGGCTACGCCAAGCCCGAACCGCCTGAAGGAGCTGATCCACTACGCCGGCTTCCTGGGTGTTATGGACACCGGACAGGCGCTGACCCGCTTCTTCCAGCGCAACAGCGAGAAGGCGGGTGACCTGACGCTCTATCCCCATAAGGTGCAAGAGTTTTGGTTGTGGGTTGCCAGCTGGGCCCTGTACCTGCAAAAGCCGAGCGACCTTGGCCACTCGGACGACGGCTACACGCTGCCGCCGCTGGATTTGCAGGTGCACGAGCTGGCCAGTAACTATCAGGCCGCCGGCAACGAGAAGAACGGGCAGGGCCTGTTGATTCCGAACGTCGCCATGGGCCTGTCGGCGGCCGCCGGCGAGAAGCGCGAGAGCTTGGCCGACCGTGTCACCAAGGTGATCGATCTGCTGCGCGCGCGCCCGGCAGGCGCACAGGCCATCGTCTGGTGCGACTTGAACGACGAGCAGCGCGCGCTGGAGCGCGCCATCGCGGCGGCGGGCTGGACCGTGTCGTCGCTGGACGGCAGTCAGGATCAGGACGTTCGCGAGCAGCTGATGGACGACTGGCGCGAGCGCCGCACCGATATCTTCCTGTCCAAGCCGGTGATGTACGGCGCCGGCCCTAACTTGCAGCAGTGCCAGTTGATGATCTTCGCCGGCATCGGCTTCAAGTTCGCGGACTTCATCCAGGCCGTCCACCGTATCTACCGGTTCGGCCAAGCCGGCACCTGCAGCGTTCACCTGATCCACACCGAGGTGGAGCGCGCTGTGCTGGCGACGCTGATGGAGAAGTGGAAGCTCCATGACGACGCCGTGGCCATGATGGGCGAGATCATTCGCGAATACGGGCTGGATCAGCTGCAGATGCAAGATTCGCTGGCGCGCACCATCGGCGTGCAGCGCCAGGTCGCCGCCGGCGAACACTTCACCGTCGCGAACAACGACTGCGTGCTGGAAGCGCTGGAGCAGCCCGACAACTCGGTGGACATGATCCTGACGTCGATCCCGTTCGCCAACCATTACGAGTATTCGCCGAGTTACAACGATTTCGGCCACACGCAGGACAACAAGCACTTCTGGGCCCAGATGGGCTTCCTGACGCCACAACTGCTGCGCATCTTGCGGCCCGGCCGCATCTACGCCTGCCATGTCAAGGACCGCATCCTGTTTGGCAACGTCACCGGCGCCGGCATTCCAACCGTCAGCCCGTTCCACGCCGAAGCGATCTTCCACGCTCGGGAGCATGGCTTCGACTACATGGGCATGATCACCATCGTGACCGACGTCGTGCGCGAGAATAATCAGACCTACCGCCTGGGCTATTCCGAGGTGTGCAAGGACGGCACGAAAATGGGTGTGGGCATGCCGGAATATGTGCTGCTGTTCCACAAGCCCCAGACCGATCGCTCGCGCGGCTATGCCGATGTGCCAGTGACCAAGGTCAAGCCGATGTGCCTCGATGATACTGGTCGGCCGGTGGATTTTGATCGCGGGCTGCCGCCGATCCCGGGTACCGGCTACAGCGTCGCGCGCTGGCAGGTCGACGCGCACGCATTCTGGCGCTCCAGTGGCAACCGGCCGCTGGGTGCCGCCGAGCTGGCCAACTTCGGCCCGGCAAAGCTGGCGAAGATGTTCACCGAGCTTTCGCTGACCAATGTCTACGACTACGAGCTGCACGTCGGCACCGGCGAGCAGATGCTGGCCAACAAGGCGCTACCTGCCACCTACATGAGCCTGGCGCCCGGTAGCAGCGATCCGATGGTCTGGCACGACATCGTCCGCATGAGGACACTGAACGGCGAACAGTCGGCGCGCGCCGTCGAGAATCATGTGTGTCCGTTCCAGATCGACATCGTTGATCGCCTGATCAACCGGTACACCAACCCCGGTGAAACCGTCTACGACCCATTCCATGGCCTGGGCACGGTCGGCGTGCGCGCGGTGAAGCTACGCCGCCGTGGCGCCGGCTCGGAACTCAATGCCGGTTACTTCCGCGACCAGGTGCACTACCTGCAACTGGCGGAGCGCGAGGTCAGTATGCCTACGTTGTTCGATCTGGCGGCGCTTGATCAGGAGAATGAGCAATGACGTCCAAAACCTTCTCGGACGAGATGGGTGGCGAATTCCCAGCGCACTCCATAGCGCAGCGCGTTGGCGCATCTTCGGTTTTCGGCCCCGCGCCGGTCTCGACCACACCACGGTCGCGGTCGACCCAAGCAGAATATCGATACACGTCAAAGGAGAATACATGACACGCCGACACGCACTCACCGACGATCAGGTCCGCGCCGCGCGCGCGGCGTATAAGCCCGGTGTCCGTGGCGCCGGTTACGAGTCGGTCGCACGCCAGCTGGGCGTCGCAGTCTCGACTGTCCGCGACGCACTGACCGGCCGCACCGCCTATCCGGCCGCAGTATCGGAGGTGCGGCAGTGAACCACTACCCACACCACATTGGGGACTTCGACCGCGCGACCAGGCACCTAACTCGGCTGGAGCGAAGTGTGTACCGCGACATGATGGACATCTACTACGACACCGAGCAGCCGCTGACGCTCGATGTGGACTCGTTGTGCCGCCGCATCATCGCCCGTACCAACGAGGAACGAACGGCCGTTGAACAGGTGTTGAACGAGTTCTTTACGAAAACCGAACGCGGGTGGATGCATTTCCGCTGCGAAGAGGTGATCGAGGACTACCGTACCAACACAAGCCAAAAATCGGCCGCTGGGCGTGCATCTGCTGCCAAAAGAGAAATAAAACGGCAGCAAATGTTGAACGCGAGTTCAACGGGCGTTGCAACGGACGTTGAACAAACGTTGAACGGCACTCCAACTAACCATAAACCAATAACCAATAACCATATTAAAACCTCTTCGTCGGAACAAAGTCCCGACGAGCAGGTCGGCACCGAACCAGCTGGAGGCAGGTCGGACAGAAAGCCGAAGCACACGCCTGAAGACGAGGCCTGTGCGCAATGGCTGTTCGATCGCATCCGCAAGAGCAACCCCGACCATAAGCCGCCGAACATAGGCTCCTGGGCCGGCGAAGTGCGGCTGATGCGCGAACGCGACAACCGGACGCACCGCGAGGTCTGCGAGCTGTTTGGCTGGGCGCAGGAGGATACCTTCTGGCGCGCGAACATCCTCTCGCCGGCGAAGCTTCGCGAGAAGTGGGACCAACTGACGATCAAACGCGGCACGCCGCAGAAAGGACAAAAACATGACAACTTCACCTCGCAAGATTACCGCGCAGGGGTTGGCGCCGATGGCTCGTTCTGACGGCCGCCCTCGCTACTTCAGCGCGCTGCTGGAGCAATGCGAGCGCCACGGCGAGTTCGCTTCGATGCTGGTGGCCGGCAACTGGTCGACCTGCGTCGACTGCGCCAAGGACGCCGAAATGGCGGAAGCTGCTGCTGCGCAGGTCGCGTGGCGCGGCCAGCTCGCCGCCCGTGCGTGGGACGCCAGACTGGGCCGTGCTGCGATTCCAGAGCGTTTTTCCGACCGGAGGCTGTCCACGTATCAACCGACCTGTCCGGAGGGCACACGGGCGCTCTCCGTGGCTCAGCGCTATGCCGACAACTTCGGGGCTGTTCGCAGGTCGGGTGCTTGCCTGATTTTTTGCGGCGACGTCGGGACCGGCAAGACGCACTTGGCCGTCGGGGTCGCGCACGCCGTGCTGGAGCAGGGTGGCCAGGCGGTGTTCACCTCGGTCATCCGCGCTGTGCGCTCGGTGAAGGAAACCTTCGGCAAGGGCGTCGAGCGCACCGAAGCGCAGGCCCTGCGCGACTTGGTGGAGCCGGACTTGCTGATCCTCGATGAGGTGGGCGTCCAGTTCGGCACCGACGCCGAGAAGCTGATCCTGTTCGAGATCATCAACGGCCGCTACGAGTCGCGTCGGCCGACGATCATCATCAGCAACCTGGCGATCGGCGAGTTGGAGAAGTACCTCGGCGCGCGCGCGGTCGACCGGCTGCGCGAGGGCGGCGGCAAGGTGGTGGTGTTCGATTGGGAATCGTATCGTGGACGACGGGAGGTGGCTGCATGAGCAACAAGGACGACATCACGGCCGTGGTGAAGCTGATGCCGCAGACGGAGAGGGATGCGCGGCGGGCGGAACTGGAAAAGACCGCTCGGTACATGCGCGACAACATCGACCTGCACCGCGACATGGCGCAGCTTTTGGCCCAGATCACGCGCGCCAAGTACCTCGCGCTGGTCGAGCAGGGTTTTAGCGAAGACCAGGCACTCAGCCTGTGCAGGGGCTAACCATGGCGAACACGAAGAGACCCCGCAAGGCCTACCGCCCCAAGCCGGCAGTGCTGCCGCTCGGCATGCGCCGCCAGGTGCAGATGGAAATGCCCGGTTACCAGGCCATGATCGCGCTGGGCATGGATCACCTGCAAGAGCAGCACATCTACGACCTGCTGTCGGCTGCGGACCTCGTGAAGCGCACAGCGCCGGCCGACCACCCGATCCGCGAGGTGGCGCAATCGATGGTGCTGGCGTGCGCCGACATCCAGCACCGCGCCGAGCGCGTCGGCAAGACCGGCGCCAATGGCGACGAGATGCGCACGCTGAAGGCTGGCCTGCCGCGGGTGATGGACTTTCTGCGCACCGTGCCGAACGCGGACATCGCTCGCGCCGCGTCGGCGGCCGTCGCCGAGTTCGATCGATCCGGGGTGCTGCGCGTATGACTTGCAATCTCGACAGCCTAGCGTTGCGGAAATTACTGTGTTAACGTCCAGCCACACACCTTGGAGTACGCCACATGGGCTTCGCTGACCGTTACCTGCACGCCGTCAATTCGTCTGACCTTCGCGACGACGAGCACCACCATGCCACCGATGCGCTGTGCGCGGCGGCGCTGGCCAACGTCGCCGGCGCTGGCCTTGGCGCGCTGCTATCGCGCGTGAAGTATGCCGACGGCACGCAGCACCGGCTGTTCGAGTCTGGTACCGCCAACCTGGCCAGCCTGCTGCGCATCTGGACCGAGCGTGTGATCCAGAAGGGGCGCGAACGCAAATGGGTGAAAGAGGGCAGCGCCTGGGATGCGCAGGCCGCCCAAGCGCTTTACCGGCGCGTGGCCGAGCGTTCGCTGGCCTACTGGCTGGATGGAAAGTGCCCGGCTTGCTCGGGAAGCGGTAACACACTGGATCGCCGCATCTGCGTGCCGTGCAAGGGGGCTGGCCGCAGTGAGGTCGGCGGCGCCGGCTTCGAGCGCGAGCGAGCGCTGGACATGGTCAGCGATCTGGAAGGCCTCCTGCAAGCGCACAACGCCCGCGCGGCCGCGATGTTGCGATCTCAGCCTGATGTTTGATTTGACGCAGGCCGGCGTTTTGCCCGTCTGGTACGTATCGCAGCAAATGTTCGGGATAGTCGACAAGGGGCACCAACACTGCTTAAGTGACCTTAAAGCGGGTGAGCATTTCCTTGACGATTTTGGCGTATTCCTTTGACGCTATCTCTTCTGCTGCATCCCGCTGCTGCTTGGTGAATTTTTGCTCGTAGCTCGTGGCCTTTTCACTCAAAGACCTATCCATCACTGACTGTGAAACGAGCGTCCAGGCGTAAGCCTCCAGTTCTTGACCTTGCTCTTCATACATGGCCGATACAATTGTGGCCGCTCGCGAATGTCCTTGAGCGACCGCGTCACTCATATATTTCCTTGCATTTTCAACAGGGCTTACGGAACGATCAAATGCAGGATCATCAGCCAGTTCATCGCTCTCTTTCCAGTATTGCTCACCTAGCTGCAATAGTGCGAATACATCCTTGTTTTTTGCTCTCTCACTCAATTCACGCAGCGACATGGTGAAATATTCTGTCGGAGTGGTGTAGCCGCGCTTTTGCATCCGCTCTTGTCGCGTCTTAATTCGCTCTTCAAGGGTACGTGGTGGGAGAGGGGCGCCGGTGCCAAATGGGGACCGTAGCAGACTGGCCTGTCGCGTTTCGGCAGCTACACCCGAATCCACGGTGCTTACACGAACAGTTGGAGTGGTGTCGGCTATCTGCGCGGTAGGGGCGGAGTCGTCAGTTTGATAAATGGAGTATGCACCCACGATTAGAGCACCTATCGTTGCGGCAACTATCGTTTTTTTCATATTCTAGGAGCAGTAGGTAAAGAAAATGGCGCCCCGTAGCACGCGCGCCATCGTCGGACTTCCTTTGTTAGCAGACACCCGGCTTGAAACCTGAGGCGCGCGCAATTGCAGCTGCTTCGCCTGGAGAACATGCGGGGATCGGAATCATGTACTGGGACAATGTTCCCGCGTTTACGCAAGCTGGATATACGTTGACTGCGGTGCCCCCAGGGCAAGTCCCGGTGCCGGTTCCTCCATTGTTGTTGATGTCTCCCAGCTTTTGCCATGCGACTTCACGAGTTGCCGGAAGGTAGGCCTGCAGTGCGCCATTCCACAGAATATCTAACTGCCAAGCGGCGTGCGGCTTGACGCCCATATTGATTGTCCAAACTGCATTATTAGCCTGTTCCGCTCCGCGATATAAGACAAAGTTTGCATCATATTGCATCAAGGCAGACGTCCCTGCGGTGCCGGAGTCCCAGAAGCCATACTGGCCGGCTCGCCATGCTACAAGCCATCCATCTGTCTGCAACGCTAGGTCGTACTTGCCGTTCTGCGAGCGCAAAATGTCGCCTGGCAGCAATCGGTTGCCGCCCGGCAAGGTTTGCGTCCAAATGGTTCCCGCGCTTGCAGTGACGGCAGCTGCAAGGGTCAGAGAGACCGCCAAGAGTTTGAATTTTTTCATTTTTAACCCGGAAGTGAAAGGGAATTTAATTGTAAACGCGTATATGTTGTCATTTCTATCCAATTGTCACTTCAGCAAACCATAAAATCTTGACTTGTGGATTCGGGTACGTTAACGTGCAGTCTACACACTCACTGCGTGTCGTAATGCAGGCTTCGAGCCTCACCGCTAGCAGTGATTCGAGGATAGCACCAAGATCGTTTGATGCTTTCGCTCGCGTGTAACGCTCACTTCGCAGATAGCGCTGGAGCACCAAACCGAACCGCCCTCGTGGCGGTTTTTCTATTTCCGCATCCGACGTGAGGCGGCCATGACGCAGACGACAAAGCCCGCCAAGGAAGACGTCCGCGAATGGCTCGAACTCCGCACGCACGCGCCGCTGGACCCGCCGCCGGCCCCTGACGAAATCCGTCGCGCCTTGGGCTGGCACCTGCTGCCGCAGAACCGCCAGCCGGACCGCGACGACCGAGATTGAACGAGCTGGCCGCGCTGAGTCGGCCGCCGAGGAGGTGCGCCATGAAGTAGCCTGAACCAGCGCATTGTAGAAAACCATCAGCCGGACGCCGCCGCAAGGCAGCGCGCCAGACCGGTCGCCGGGACGCTGTAACTCGGCAGCCACACACCAGCGACGACCTCGCGCGCGAGGAATCAAAGTCCGCAGGCAATCAGACCACGAACACGCTGAGCCGCATCACCTGGCGGCCAATGACCCAAAGGTACTCGTGGAAACCGACCGGCAAGCCGGTTCGCTGATGTGTGGCTCGCTGTACCTGCGTTAATCCCGAAGCCGAGGCAGAGGATGAGACCGCAGGGCGGCAACAGTAGTATCGCGGTTTTGGCCTGGGCGATCCCGGGCGCCGCCCATGCCGCCATAGCTCAGTTGGTAGAGCGGCTGCTTTGTAAGCAGCGGGTCCGGGGTTCGATCCCTCGTGGCGGCACCAGATTCTCCCGTTCATCGCTGATGGACCTTTGCCGCCTTCGGGCGGCTTTTTTATTTGAGGTCACTATGAAGAAGCAAACGAAGATCAAGAGCTCCTCGCTGCCGACGCGCTCGCCAGTAGCCACATCGCTGCTCTTCTGGCTGCTGCTGGAGCACACCCATGCGCCCGAGTGGGCATACGGCGTGTTCTGGACGCTGACCGCGATCTTGGTAGCTGCTTTCATCGTGAGCTTCTTCACCGAGGTCGAGCGCGACGTGCCGGGCTTCGGTGATCGCAGCTGATAGCTTCATGTCGCTGCTCGCCATCATGATGATTCTGTGCGGTGTTGACCGCCCCACGCCGGCACCGCGCGCACCACACACACCAACCCTGGCCACCTGGCCATACGAATAGTCGGTGCTGCCGCCCATCGCGCTCCAGCGGGCGGGCTACGAAAAGCGGGCGCAGTTCACCGACGAAACATGACCGGGTGGGTCCGGCCACCGGGTGCAGATCACCGCGCCCGTTGGTTCCAGTCCGGAGCGGGCGGTGACAACCAGGAAGACCACCATGCAGAAGATTCAACACCCATCCAATAACGACGTGCTGGGCGCGCCGAAGGATTGGAACCAGGCCGGCCTGCCTTGCTCCGCGCTGCCGATCACCCGCGCCAAGTTCGGCGACATGGAGGCGGTGGTGTCTTACTGGCGCCCAAGCGCTGAAGAGCTGGCCGTAATGAATGCCGGCGGTAGCGTCGAGCTGGCCATCCTCGGCTGCACGATGCCGCCGGTGATGCTGTCGGTCGACCCGCAGTAGCCTAGCATCACATCAATGCTTGGGAGAAGGCTCGGCGATGGTGATTACGCCCAGTAGTGATTCGCCCGCGACGTACTGCGTATGAAGTTCTTCGAAGGTATAGGACTCTTCGTACTTGTACCGGATGCAGGCAGCATTCAGCAGGCGCCAAGCGCTGCGCAGCGCATTGGCTTTGCCGCCCATGTTAAACGTACCGATCCATGCGAGCGAAGCGGTTCCGACAAACGCCACTACCCGGATTGATCCTGTCAACGCTGCATCCGTACCCACAAAGGTCGCAACGAACAAAGAGCAGGTCACGCTCAGTGCACCCAGCAGTGCGTAGAGACGAGAAAGCCTCGTCGCTTTGCGGTCCCATTCACGCAGTGCGATCTGCATCTCTTCAGGTATCGCTCGATTCTGTAACTCAGCCATCGTGACTTCTCCACTAGTGAACGGTGCGGATGATGATAGAACGAAATTATTGGTTTCGCAATGAATGTTGCCCTGCCTCGCGCTAGGTGTGCAGCGTCGGAGATGTTGATTAATTCGAGCTGAGCAGATGAAATGAATAGAGGTAGCCATGGGGCGCAAATCATCCCTGACAGAAAAGCAGTGGTCGGAGATCGAGCGGCGCCTGGTTAAGGGGGAGTCAGCACGAAGTCTGGCGCGCGAATTCGAAATCTCCGAAGCAGCGATCCGCAAGCGCTTTGGTACGCAGACGAAACAAATAAAAGACGTTGCAAATCAAATGGTTGCGGCGGAAACGGCGTTCGCAGCGCTGCCGATAAGTGCGCAGATAAGTGCGCGCACTTTGGCCGACGAGCTAAAGGAAGTGTCGATGCATCTGGCCAAGGCGGCCAAGTACGGCGCCGCGACCGCGCACAGGTTGGCCGGCATCGCCCACGCCAAGGTCGCCGAGATTGACGACGCCGCGCCGCTTGATGATGAGTCGCGCCAAGCGCTGGGCGACATCGCCGTGCTGACAAAGATGGCCAACGGTTCCGCCGAGATCGGCCTGAACCTGCTGAAGGCGAACAAAGAAGTGCCGGGCGCCGACGATGTGCCGACGCCGGTGGAAATCGTCATCGGCGTGAAAGATGCGGCGAAGCACGATGACACCCCAGCTTGAACTGAACATCCCGCAGGCTGCGTTCCTGAACCTGCCTCACAAATTCAAGGCCTATGTCGCCGGGTTCGGCTCCGGCAAGACTTTTGTCGGTTGCGTCGGGATCGCCATGCACTTCTGGCGCTGGCCCGGCATCAATCAGGGCTACTTCGCGCCGACCTACCCGCAGATCCGTGACATCTTCTATCCGACGATGGAAGAGGTGGCCTACGCGATGGGCCTGCGCATCAAGGTTAAGCAGGGCGACCACGAGGTCGAGGTGTACCAGGGGCGGCTTTACCGCGGTACGGTCATCTGTCGCTCGATGGAAAAGCCGGAAACGATCGTAGGGTTCAAGATCGGCCACGCGCTGATCGACGAGCTGGACGTGATGCCGATGAAGAAGGCCGAGACGGCCTGGCGCAAGATCATCGCGCGGATGCGCTACAACGTGCCCGGGCTGCTGAACGGTATCGACGTGACGACCACGCCGGAGGGCTTCAAGTTCGTCTACCAGCAGTTTGTGAAGGCGCTGCGCGACAAACCTGAGCTGGCAACGCTGTACGGACTGATTCAGGCGAGCACGTTCGACAACGAGCTGAATCTGCCGGCGGACTACATCCCGTCGCTGCTGGCCAGCTACCCGCCAGCGCTGATCGACGCCTACCTGCGGGGCAAGTTCACCAACCTGACCAGCGGCAGCGTCTATCCGGACTTTGACCGCGTACAGAACCGCTCGACGGCAATCATCCTGCCGGGCGAACCGCTGCAGGTGGGGCTCGACTTCAACGTCCAGAACATGACCGCCTGCATCAATGTCGTGCGCGAGGGTCTGCCGCTGACGCTGGCCGAGCGCGTGAAGGTTCGTGATACGCCGGCCATGGCCCGAATCCTGAAGGAGGACTTCAAGGACAAAGGCCACCAGGTCAAGATTTTCCCGGATGCGTCCGGCCAGAACACCAGCAGCAAGAACGCCAGCGAGTCCGACCTGTCGATCCTGCGCGCGGCCGGCTTCCAGATCGAGGTCGACCACTCGAACCCAGCAGTCAAGGACCGTGTCAATGCCTACAACGCGATGATCCTGAGCGCCGACGGCGTGCGGCGCTGGAAGATCAACACCGACCTGTGTCCGACGACCACCGAGGCGCTGGAGCAGCAGGTGTGGGGCGCCGATGGCCAGCCTGATAAGAAGTCCGGCCACGATCACCCGAACGATGCCAATGGCTACTTCATGGTCAAGCGGTACCCAATCGTGAAGCGTGAGACCACCGTCTCGTCGCTGCGCATGTAACAAGGAATCCCATGTTCCACCCTGTCCGCAAACAATCCGACGCGGCCGCCGCGCTCAACAAGCACTGCGCGCTGATTGATGCGCTGCTGGGCGGCACCGATGCCATGCGCGCCGCCGGCAAGACCCACTTGCCGCAATGGCCGGGCGAGGAAGATAAAGCCTACGCAACGCGCCTGGCCGTGGCCACCCTGTTCCCGGCCTACCAGCGCACGATCGAGGTGCTGGGCGCCAAGCCGTTCAGCAAGCCGATCACCTTCGGCAAGGATGTGCCGGCCAAGATTCAAGCGCTGTGCGAAGACGTCGACCGCCAAGGCCGCAACCTGCACGCCTTCCTCGCGGAGGTGGGGCAGGAGGCGCTGGGCTACGGCTTCTCGGGCATTCTGGTGGACTACCCGCCGACCAAGGACGAGAACGGCAGGCCGCTGTACGTGACCAAGGCCGACGAGGACGCCGCTGGCGTGCGGCCGTACTTTGTGCAGATCCACCCCCGCTGCATTCTGGGCTGGCTCTCCGATAAGTCCGGCCTGACGCAGCTGCGCCTGCTGGAGGCGGTCGAGGTGCCGGACGGCGACTTCGACGTAAAAACCATCGAGCAGGTGCGCGTCCTGCGCCGTGGCGCGTGGGAGACCTGGCGCAAGGTCGATAACAAGAGCGACGACGAATGGGCGCCTTTCGAGAGCGGCGTCACCACCCTGAAGGGCATCCCGTTCGTGCCGGTCTACGGCAACCGCCTAGGCTTCATGCGCGCTCGGCCGGCGCTGTTAGAGTTGGCCCATGCGAACGTCGAGCACTGGCAGAGCAAGAGCGATCAGCAGAACATCCTGCACGTCGCCCGGGTGCCGATCCTGTTCACCAAGATGCTCGGGGACGGCGTGGAATTGGCGGTCGGCGCGGGCACAGGGGTAAAAGCCACCAACCCTGATGCGGACATGAAGTTCGTTGAGCACACCGGTGCTGCCATCGAGGCCGGCCGCAAGTCGATCCTCGATATCGAAGACCGCATGCGCCAGGCTGGCGCCGAGCTGCTGGTCATTAAGCCTGGCAACATCACCGAGTCGCAGACGTTGGCTGACAACGAGCAGGGCGCGTGCGCGCTCCAAAAGGTGGCCGAGAACATCGAGGATTCCGCCGACCAAGCGCTGCAGCTGATGGCTGAGTGGCTGGGCGAGCAGCAGGGCGGCCACGTCACCCTGTTTAAAGACTTCGGTGCCGCCACGCTGGCCGAGGCAAGCGCCGAGCTGCTGCTCAAGACCAACCAAGCCGGCAAGTTGTCCGACGAATCGCTGCACGAAGAGTTCCAGCGTCGCGGCATCGTTAAGCCGGACATCAATTGGGAAACCGAGAGAGAGCGTATCGAGCGTCAAGGGCCGGCGCCCGGCACTCTGAAGGACGACACCGACCCTGACGCGCCATGATCGACCCGCTGCTGAACCACGCCGTTCGCCACCAGGTGGACATGGCCGGCTACGGCAATTTCGTGCTGGCGAAGATGATCAGGATTCTGAATCTGACGGATGCGGACCTGATCGCCCAGCTGAATGCCGCGCTGGCCGACGTCGACGCTGACTCGTTCAAGGTCCAGCGGCTCGACTCGCTGCTGAAGTCGGCGCGCGAGCTGAACGCCCAGGCCTACGCCGCGCTGTACGAAGGCATGACCGACGAGCTGCGCGCCTACGTCGAGTATGAAGGCCAGTTCCAGTACGACCTGTACAAGCACGTCGTGCCGGTGGACTTCAGCATTGCAGCCATCGTTCCGGCGCAGGTGTACGCTGCCGCCGTGGCGCAGCCGATGCAGGGCCGTCTGCTCAAGGACTGGGCCGCCGGCCTCGGCCAGATCCGCCTGCAGCGCATCAAGGACACCATCGCCGTGGGGTACACCCAGGGCAAGACCACTGCCGACATCGTGCGCGAGATTCGCGGCACCAAGGCGCTGAACTACGCTGACGGCCTGCTGGACACGAGCCGGCGCGAGATTGATGCTGTGGTGTCTACGGCGCTCAGCCACACCGCGCAGATCACGCGCAACACCTTCTACAAGGACAACATCGACATCCTCGGCGACGAGATGTGGGTGAGCACGCTGGACGGCAAGACGACCCCGGACTGCCGCGCGCGGGACCACCTGCTGTACACGCCGATCGACCACAAGCCGGTCGGCCACAGCGTGCCGTACCGCGCCGGGCCGGGTCGGCTGCACTGGCGCTGCCGCTCGACGTCGATCGCGCTGCTGAAGGGGCAGAAGACGCTCTACGGCCAGCGGTCGGCGGCCGGCGGCCCGGTCGATGCGAACCTCAGCTACAACGACTGGCTGAAAGCGCAGACCAACGACGTTCAGGACGACATCCTGGGCAAGGCCAAGGGGCGGGCCTACCGCGAGGGCGGATACAAGGCCGACGTCTTCACCAACGACCGCGGCCGCACGCTGACCCTGAAGCAGATGGCCGAGCGCGACGCGCGGGCCTTCAAGCAGCCGCAGGGTGAGTTCACCGTCTACGACTCGACGTATCCGCGCTCATTGCCGGACACGTCGACCCCGGCGCGCCAGCAGGCTGTAGCCATCGAGGAGAAGATTCGGCACGACAAACTGGAGACAGCGGCGCTGATCGATACCGACGGCCGCGTGCTGGCACAAGCGCAAGGTCGACCGGATCAAGTGTCGGTGCCGATAGAGGCGCTGGCCAGCGCGAGGGGCGCGTTGTTCACCCACAATCACCCGGGCGGAACGTCCTTCTCGGTCGAGGATATCCTCAATGCTGCGGACTTCGGTTTCAGCGAGATTCGCGTGGTCACCGCGCTACAACGCTTCAGCATGATGCCTGGCAAGGCGTGGCCTGATCCGGTTGAAATCGAAAAGGCATATAATGCGGTTTTGGGGCACGCCAAGCTCGACGCACACAACCGTGTCACGGCTGGCGAGCTGCAAGCCAAGTTCAAAGGCGCCGAAACGATGCACATCGTGTGGGAGCGCCTGGCGAAGCAGTTGGGCATGAAGTACACCAGGGAGAATTCGTAAATGGAACCGCAACAGCGGCCGCCGGAGCACATCGGCCACGTGATCGTGGAGCGCAAGGGGCATCCCGTCTGGTGTGCCCGGGCCGACCTTCGCGCCGACGATGCGCGCGTTTTCTACGATGGGGACTACAGCGACGTGTTGGAGCCAGATGACCCTCGCGTGAAGGACTGATGTGGCCCTTCACCTCGTTCCGCCGGCCGCCGAGCCGGACAAACCCAAGTTGAAATCTCGCACGGCAAGCCGGCCGGCCGAGATGCTGCAGTGCCCGCGCTGCTCGGGTAGGGAGTTCATCGAGACGGTCATCGGCGCCATGCTCCAGGCGCGGAAGCTGAAAGGCGGCACTCGGCAAATCATCTGCGTCGGTTGCTTGATGAAGGGTGAGCGCGTGGCAGTCGTATGACACTTGCTACAATACCCCAACGCAACTTTCTGGGGATGGAATGGCAATTCAACTGAACTTCGATTACGACGAAAAGCGCCAAGGCTATTGGATTACCGGGGATGGATTCGATTTCTTCGCCTATTTCACGGAGGACGAAGAGAAAAATACCTTCGTAGAATGTGACAGCGTTCGGCGAGAGGGTGATGACTTTAGCACCTCGATTCAGGTTAGGCTTGGCCCAGCCGGGATGGTCCACAAAGACATTCTAGAAACGGTAGTACACAATGAGTTAAGTAAGTGGTGGCCGTAATAAACGGAACCACTAAATCATCAAAAGCCGCCCGGGCAACCTGGCGGCTTTTTTTATTGCCGCGCGCGGAGCAGCAAGCGAACCGCCGGCCATCTCGGGCAGCAAGCCCTCAACCCTCCTGAACAGAAAGTTCAATCATGAAACTACTCCTCGACGACAAGGGTAACGCCGTCCTGCGCAATGGCAAGCCGGTGTACGTGAAAGACGACGGCACCGAGATCGAATTCGATGGCGCCCAGGCTTTCACCAAGATCGGCCAGTTGACCGGTGAAAACACCGACTACAAGCGTCGCTTCACCGAAGCGGAAACGAAGCTGAAGGGCTTCGAAGGCATCGAGAATGCCGACGACGCGCGCAAGGCGCTGGAAACCGTGAAGAGCCTGTCCGTCGGCGATCTGAAAACGGCTACCCAGGTGCAGGAGATCAAGGATGCAGCAGCGCGCGCGGCGCAAGAGCAGGTTGCTGCGGCAGCCAAAGCGAGCGCTACGCAGATCCAGGAACTGACCACCACGCTGGAGAAACGCACCGGCGAGCTGAACAACCACATGATCGGCGGGAGCTTCACCAGCTCCAAACTGCTGACCGACGACAAGCACGCCAGCCGCCTGGCCATTCCGGCCGAAATGGCGCGCGCTTACTTCGGCAACAACTTCAAGGTGGAAGACGGCAAGCTGGTGCCTTACGACAACAACGGCAACAAGCTGTATTCGCCGAGCCACCCGGGCGAAGTCGCAGACTTTGACGAAGGCTTGGAGCAGTTGGTGCGCGCCTGCCCGTTCAAGGATCAGATCCTGAAAGCCAGTGGCGCATCGGGTGGCGGTGCTTCGAGTGCTGGCGGCGCCGGCACCGGCGGCAAAAAAGTCTCCCGCGCCCAGTTTGAGGCCATGGGCGTGCAGGAGCGCGCGGACGTCATGAAAGCTGGCGCCACCGTCACCGACTAAAGCCAGAACGAACCGACCATCGCGCCAAGCCTCTCTGTCCCGCCAGAGGGGTGCTTTGGCTGATTGGCCTCTGTCTCAAACATTCAAATCACCCCTCAACAGGCTCGCTTCGGCGGGCCTTTTCATTTCCGAAAGGCGAAATTTATGACTATCCTGACTCTGACCGGTCTGATTCCTGATATCTATGCGGCGATGAATGTCATCGCACGCGAGCAGGTGGGCTTCATCCCAGCGGTATCGCGCGACTCGACTGCCGAGCGCGCGGCGCTGAACCAAACCGTTCGCTCGCCAGTTGTCGGCGCGATGGCGGCTGAAGACCTGACCCAAGGCGCGTATGCAGCCGACGCTGGCGATCAGACCATCAACTACGTCGACATGACGATCAACAAGCAACGCTCGGTGCCGTTCGGCATCAATGGCGACGACACTATGCGCCTGCAAAGCGCCGGCACCTACGCCAACGTCAATCAGCAGCGCATCGCCCAAGCGCTGCGCACGCTGTCGAACGAGGTCGAGACTGATCTGGCCACGACCAGCCTGAAGTTGAGCCGCGCCTACGGCACTCCAGGCACGACCCCCTTCGGTGTTGCGAGCGACCTGTCCGACTTCTCTCAGCCGAAGAAGATACTGAAAGACAATGGCGCACCACTGTCCGATCTGCACATGGTTCTGGGCTCGGGCGCTGCTGCGAACCTCGAAGGCAAGCAGCCGGGCCTGTTCCGTGTGAACGAAGCGGGTACCGACGAGCTGCTGCGCCGTGGCGCCATCAGCATCGTGCAAGGCTTTGACCTGCACAACTCCGGCGCGATCGGCGACCTGATCGCCACCGGCACCGCAGCCGGCGCCACCACCAATAATGCCGGCTATGCCAAGGGCGCTACGCTGATCAATCTGGCATCGGCCGGCACCGGCACCTTGCTGGCTGGCGATATCGTCAAGTTCGCGGGCGACCCGAACCAGTACATCCTGGCGCAGGGCGACACCAACATGGCGGACGGCGGCCAGATCCGCCTGCAAGCGCCAGGCCTGCGCCAAGCCATCCCGCCTTCGGCGACCGGCATCACCCTGATCGCAGCGACCGTCCGCAATGCGTTCTTCCAGCGTGCCGCGATCCAGCTGGCAACCCGCGCGCCGGCCATGCCGGAAGGCGGCGACTCGGCGGATGACGTCATGATGGTGACCGACCCGATCTCGGGCATCACCTACGAGTTCTGCATCTACAAGCAGAAACGTCAGGTCCGCTACGAGGTCAACCTCGCATGGGGCACCGCCGCACCGAACCCGCACCTGGGCGGCCACCTGATCGGCGGCTAAACCAACAACCCACCCGGTGGCCAGTAAGGCGCCGGGCAACCCGCGAGAAGACATGATCACCATCAAAATCAAACCAAGCCACCCCAGCCAGGGTGACTACGTCGTCATCAACGTGTCCGATTTCGAGCCACAAAAGCACGAGCCCTACGATCAGGAGTCGCGCGACGCGCTGCTGGAATATGCCGCCGAATCGGGCCACCTGAACCCATCCGAGCCGGAATTGCAGGCCATGCACGATCAACTGCTGGTGCGCCAGGGCCAACTGGACGACCGCGAACTGCAGCTGAACCAGCGCACCGGCCTGCTGGATGCGCGTGAGCAGACCTTGCTGGAGCGCGAGATGGCCAATGCAACCGAGGCGCAGCGCTTGGCTGATCTGGCCGCCGCGCAGGCCGCGCAAATCGATCCAGCCAGCATGACCAAGGCGCAGCTGCAAGCGGCGCTGACCGCGAAAGGTGTGCCGTTCTCGTCCACCGCTGATAAGGCCGAGCTGCTTGCTCTGCTTACCGGCGCCTGATCGGCACCAACCACCAGCCCGCCGCACGCGGGCTTTTCCTAATTCCACAGTGAGATAGATCATGCCCACCACCACGATCAACGCTGGCGAGTCCGCCAAGACAATCACGCTGAACGAGGGCGAGCAACTGACGCTCTCCGGCTCCGATGCTGCCGCCGGCGTTGCATACCTGCTGGATCAGGTGGCGGGTGGCTCCAACTCCGTCCGCTCGTGGATCGTCGGTCCCGGTTCGCTGCCGCCCATCGGCCCATTCTCGGGCACTCAGCGGGTGCGCATCAGCTGCTCGGTGGGTATGGTCACGGCCACCACCGGCAGCGGTCTGCTGAATATCCCTCGCGTGATCGCTCAATCAGCGGTGCCGGTCATTATCGTCCCTAGTGGCAGTGTTGCTGCGGACGGCACAATCACGCTGGGCACCGCGTTGAATGTTGTTTATGCGGGCGCATGGATCAAGTTGCCCGCCGGCGCCATTGTCGGCGGTGCTGCGGGGCTCTACTACTGCACGTTTAGCTCGACTACCGTAGGCTCGGTCAAGGATTTATTTGTTAATCCAGCTGTGTCGCCATTCGTTTCGTACATACCAGTGGGCCCGCTTACGGCAGCCGTCGGATCGGGCGCGTACACGCAATCACTTTCGATTACCCAACTCTGTAATGTGACGGTCCCCGGTGGCGCGATGGGCCCCAATGGGGTATTCAGGTCCGAGGTTATATTCGGATCAAGTAACACCGCGAACAATAAAGCCTACTACGCTGGTATGACACCGGGCAATTTATTCGTTGGCCTGAATATTTCAGGAGCAGGCGCCACGGGAACGTGTGGTCGGGTTCGGCTTGCTAACCGTGGATCGCAGAATTCGCAAACGTATTTCGCGGGTGGTTGGGGATATGGCCCTGTGCAATTGCCACAGCTACAAAGATCATTTGATATGACTGTGGACCAGCCGTTTTTCTACAGCGCCGCCTTGACGAACGCCGCTGACTACGTGGTGTTGGAGGGCTTTACGGCTGAAATTCTGCCGGGCTAGTCGGTGGCAAGCACCCTCACGCGACCTCGAACCTGAGGCAGCACCACCGAAGAACGCAACCGCCTTCGCGGCGGCCTTTACGCATCAAGGAAACCATGTTCATCACCGAAACCGGCGCCGGTCTGCCGAACGCCGAGAGCTATGCCAGCGTGGCGGCGGCTGACGCGCGCTGCACCGCGTTGGGCATTACGAACTGGGCGCCGCGCACCGAGGCCAGCAAGGAAATCGCGCTACGCAACGCGACCCGCTTCATGCTGGCGACCTACCGTCAGCGCTGGGCCGGCCGCCGCGCGCATCAGACGCAAGCGCTGGACTGGCCGCGCTACGGCGTGTGCGTCGATGGCTTCCCGGTGCTCACCACCATCGTGCCGGTCGAGGTCTGCAACGCTTGCATCGATCTGGCCGCGCGTGCCGCCGACGGTACCGAGCTGCTGCCCGATCTAGATGTGGGCAACAACCAGATCAAGCGCGACAAGACCGGGCCGATAGAAACCGAATATTTCGAGAACAACACCAGCGCCGCTGGGCGTTTCGTCGCCATCGACGCGATGCTGCAGCCGTTCTTTGGCGCGGCCGGCGGCGCGGGCATGATCAAGGTGGTGCGGGCATGAGCAAGTTTCCTGTGGTGCACATCGAAGGCTGCGCGGCGCACGAGAACACCTACAGCCACAACGGCAAGGTCTGGACGGTGACGAACTTGATCGCCCGCGCCAAGGATCTGGGGCCCTTCGACCTGCCGCTGGCTGCAATCTACGTCGGCGCCGAAGTCTGGACGCCTGAAGGCTCGCCGTTCGGCATGGCGCACCACATGCGTCGCGCGCTGGACGTCGATACGAGCTATCCGGTGATCCTGAGCGAAGAGGGCTTCATCATGGACGGCTGGCACCGCGTGCTGCGCGCGCTGATCGACGGTAAGGCCACCATCAAGGCGGTGCGATTCAACAGGACGCCGCCGCATGATTATTTGAAAGCCGACTGATGACCGACTACACCAAAGCCGCCGCGCGCGCCGATGCCTCGTTGCGGCGCAAGGGCGGGCTGGTCACGCTGCGCCGCGAGACGCAACCCGATTACGACCCCGGCACCGGCGGCCCCGTGCCCGGCACCGGCGGCCAGGCTGACTACATCGGCACCGGCGTAAAGCTGAACTACAACCAGGACGACATCGACGGCACGCTGATCAAGCAGGGCGACCAGCAGTTGCTTCTGTCGCCACTTCAACGCGACGGCACGAAAATGCCGACGCCCTCGACGTCCGACACGGTGCTGATCGGCGCCAAGGCGTACACCATCGCCGACGTGATCAATCTGGAACCCACCGACGTGGCGCTCCTGTACACCCTTCAGCTGCGGGGAGTCTGATGGCCGGGTCCTTCTCGGCCGATATTTCGAAGTTCATCACCAAGGCCGGCAGCAATGTCGACAAGGCGCTGCGCCAGACCATCGTGCTGGCCGCGCAGGGCGTGGTGATGACCTCGCCGGTGCTGACTGGCCGGCTGCGCGCGAACTGGCAGTTCGGTGTGACCATGCCGGGCGGCACGCTCGACAGCGTGGACATCGCCGGCGCCGCCACCATCGCGAAGATGGCCGGCCAAGTCACGAGCCTGAAGGCTGGCGGCGAATGCTGGATCGTGAACAACTTGCCGTATGCCGGCGAGATCGAGTATGGCCACAGCAGCGTCAAGGCGCCATCGGGCATGGTGCGCATCACGCTGGCCGGCCTGCCGGCGGCAATCGAACAGTATGTACGAGGACTGCAATGAGTCATGACATCGCCCGCGCGGCAATCGAAACGCGGCTGACAGCCTGGGCCAAGGCCCGCACGCCGGCTCTGCCGGTCGCCTTCGGGAACTTTGCGTACACGCCGACCACTGGTCAGAGCTATCTGCAGGGCGACCTGCTGCCGGCCGACACGCTGAACCCGAGTCAGGGCGGCAAGCATAAGCGCTACATCGGGCTGTACCAGGTGAGCGTGCGGACGCCGGCGGGGAAGGGCGCTACCGAGTCTGCGGCGATCTCGAAATCGATTGAAGAACTTTTCCCGTGCGCGACCACCTTGCAGTACGCGGGCCCCAGTGTGCATATCGACAGCACTCCGTCGGTGGGCGCCGGCCGGCCTGACGGCGGCTTCTGGATGGTGCCGATCACCATCAGCTACCACGTCGACGCATTCGACTAAACCGGCACCCCGCCACATCCAACCAGGCGCCTTCGGGTGCTTTCTTTCGCCTCCAGCCGGAGGCTTTTTTATTTTGAAAGGCTTTCCACATGACAATCGCTGAAGGCATCTTTAAGACGGTCCGCACCAAGCGACAGACCGGCCTGGGCGTTCAGGCCACCGCGCCCGGCGCTCAACTGCTGCGCCGCAAGACCTCGACCTTCGAGCTGAAGCGCGACACGTACAGCACTGCGGACGAAATCGCAAGTCACCAGCAGGTGATCAGCGAACGCCAGGGCACGCAGATGGTGGACGGCAAGCTGAGCGGCCTGCTGTCGCCCGGCACCTACGCCGACTGGATCTCGCAGGTGACGCGCAAGGACTTCGCCGCAGGCGCTACCAGCGGTGCGCTGACCAACGTGACCGCCGCAGTCACCACCGGCGCGTTCGGCACGTTCACCCGCGCCGCCGGCTCCTTCCTGACCGACGGTTTCAAGGTTGGCGATGTGGCGCGCTGGGCTGGCTGGGCCACCACCGGCACGCCGAACAACGCGCACAACTTCCTGATCACTGCGCTGACGGCCAGCGTCATGACCGGCAAGATGCTCGACAACGTGGCTGTGGGGCCAAAGGCGTCGGGCGATTCGGTCACCTGCACCGTTGTTGGCAAGAAGTCGTACATCCCTGAGTCGGGCCACACCAACATCTACAACACGATCGAGGAATTCCGCTCGGATGTGGTGATGTCGGAGGTGAGCAAGGACGTCCAGGTCGGTCAGATCGCCGTGAAGTTGCCGGGCAACGGCAACGCGGAGATCGACTTCACTCTGGTTGGCCTCGATCAAACCTCGGCCGGCGCTCCGTATTTCACCTCGCCGACCGCTGAATCGACGAGCGACGTGCTGTCGACGGCCACCGGACTGCTGGTCTTGAACGGCAACGAAAGCGCCATCGTGACCAACATCGATTTCACGATCGACGGCCAAGTCAGTGCGCTCGATGGCGTGGTGGGTACGAACCTGCGCCCCGATATCTCCCGCAAGAAGGTGCTGGTGAAGGGCTCGTTCTCCGCCTTCCTCGACAGCTCGGCAATCCACACGCTGTTCCTGAATGAAACCGAGACGTCGCTGATTTCGGTGCTGACGTCCGGTCGCACGCCGGCCGCTGACTTCATCGGCTTCACGATGCCGCGTATCAAAATCCAGGGCAGTGCGCCGGATGATGGCGAAAAGGCCACGGTTCGCACCTATGCCTTCACCGCCCTGTATGACTTCACGGGCGGCACCGGCACCGATTCGGACCGCAGCACGCTGTCGGTCCAGGACTCACTGGCGCCATAACCCACACAGCCTGGCCGCGAGCCGGGTTCTCTTTTTGGCGAAAGCCACCCCAAGCACCTGCCCGTCCGCCGTCTCCATTCGCCTGGAGCGGCGGGCGCGCACGGGCATTTTTCTACCACGCGAAGAAAGGCAATACCATGGAACTGCATAACACCACCCAATCCACCACCGCCGGCGTTGACATCGCCCTGCTGCTGGCCGCCGACGCTAAGTCGGTCGAGAAGACCCATATTGTCGACGTGCTGTTCAACGACGACGGCGATCGCCTGGCCGGCTTCGAGATCGTTGGCAAGAACAGCATCCAGTACCGCGACATCATCCGCGCCACCTCGGTCACCGCCATCAAGCGCAGCCAGACCAAGAAGCAGCAGATCGACGGCAAGACCGATGTCGGCGCCGGCCAGCTGTTCGATCTCGGCGAGGACCGCAACCTGAAGATCGCCATCGCGGTGACCGTCGGCCTGCCTGGCTTCGTTTCCGGCGGTCAGCCTGTGCCGGTGACCGAAGCTAACGTCCGCGCTCTGCTGACCAAATTCCCTGCCTGGGTTGACAAGGTCATCGCAGCGCTGGAAGTGGACGCCAATTTTTTGACGATTTAAAGCGGCAGTTGGTCGAGTACGCCAGGGCGTCACTCAAACTGAGCACCAAGCAGGATGACGGCCACACGCTGGAATGGCACCTCAACGTCATCTACGAGCAATCCGGCGAAATGCCGCCGGAGCTCGACGTGCCGCCGATCCCGCACGAGCTGGTGCATGTGTGGGAGTACTTCTGCCAGTTGAGCGCCAAGCGCACCAACGGCGGCATGGCCGCCAACCCTATCTCCGACGAGCAGATCATTGCGTGGGAGCGGCGCCACGGCTTCCGCCTGACGCCGTTCGAAGGCGAGTGCATCGACGCCCTCGATGAGGTTTTTCTAAGTAATCAGTAAGCCGCCGCGAGGCGGCTTTTGTTTTGGGCCATCCATGACCGTTGATATCGCCACCCTGGGAATTCGAATCGATTCCCGCGAAGCGCTGACCGCCGCGCAGTCGCTCGAACGCATGCGCGATTCCGGCGCGCGCGCTGAGCAGCAGGCTGCCAGCCTGGACGTGGTGACGCGCAAGCTGTCGCAGGCGCTGCAACTGCTGGGCGTCGGCGCCGGCGTGGGCGCGATCATCCGGATGGCCGACGAATACACCAAATTCAACGCCCAGATCAAGCTGGCCACGCAGTCGCAGCGCGAGTATGCCGCCGCTGTGGACGACGTGCGCCGCATCGCCAACGCCGCGCAGCAGGATCTCGCCGCTACCGGCACGCTGTATGCGCGAATCACCAACGGCACACGAGAGCTGGGCGTGCAGCAGAAGCAGGTCGCCGCCATCACCGAGACCGTCAACCTGGCGCTGAAGGTGTCCGGTGCCACAGCGGCCGAGTCTGCGTCGGCGCAGTTGCAACTGTCGCAAGCCTTTGCCTCCGGCGCATTGCGCGGCGAAGAATTTAATGCCGTCAACGAGGCCGCGCCGCGTTTAATGAAGGCGCTCGCCGATGGCTTGGGTGTGCCGATTGGGGCACTCAAGAAGATGGCGGAAGAGGGTCTGCTCACAACCCGGGTCATGTCCGAAGTCCTCCCGAAGTCCCTCGACCCCTTGAAGGAAGAGTCGAAACAAATCCAGACCATCGCCGGCGCCTTCACCGTGCTGAAGAATAACGTGATGGAATTCACTGGCACTCAGGCCCAGGCCAGCGGCGCGGTTTCGGTCCTCACCGGCGGCATCATGCTGCTGGCGGGTAATCTGGATGTTCTGCTGGGCGTCGTCGGAACTCTGGCGGCCGCTAAGCTTGCCACCTCGCTATCAGCGTGGGCAACAGGAGCCTATCAGAGTGCCGCGGCAAATCGCACTCTTGCCCTGAGCAATCTCGCCGCCGCTGATGCGAATGTCGCAGCATCTGCCGCCGCACTGGCTACGGCCCGCGCCCGCGAGGCCGAGTTGCGCGCATCGGTGCTCGCCGCCGAGGGTGTGGTGGCCCTGGCCATCACAGAGAACGGCCTTATCCCAGCGCAGGCGCGGTCGGCAGCAGCAGCCCAGGCGCACACAGCAGCGCTTGCTGCGCAGACTGCGGCCGCAAGCGCTGCATCCGTCGGCATGGGGGTTTTGCGCGGCGCGCTCGCGTTCTTGGGTGGCCCGATCGGTGCGGTTGTCACCGTGCTCGGCGTGGCAGCTACCGCTTGGTCTTGGTACAGCTCGCGCAGCACCGAGGCCAACACCAAGACCACCGATGAGACCAAGGCCAGCACTGCGGAGGTCGTCGCCCAAATGACCAAGCAGATCGAGGTCATGGAGCGCCGCAATAAGATGGCGCTCGCCGGCGCGCCGACGACCGGGAAGCAGAATACCCTGGACGATAAGCTGTCGGACATTGTTGCGCAGATGGACCAGGTCGCCAAGGCCGAGGGCGATTACGCAAAACTCTCCTACGAAGCGCGCGGCGAGGTGCTGAAGGTGCTGGGCAGCCAATACGGCGATGTGACGGCGCTGATCGAGCGTTTCAACAAAGCATCCGCCGATGGCGCCGGGAATACTGCTGCCGCAAAGGCGCTGGTCGATATCCGTGAGCGCCTGACTGGTGTCAGCGGGCAATATCAGAAAGACCTCAAGACCTATCAGACCGCGCTGGCCGAGGGTGTTATCAGCATAGCGGAATATACGGCAGGACTGTCCGCGCTCGCCGTTGAAACTTGGAAGGGCTCGGAGGCTGGCAAAGCGGCCACGTCGGCCGTCAACAAGTCCGTCGAGGCTTACAAAACCCTCATCAGCTCTATCCGTGAGACCACGGCCACCAATAAGCTTGAGCTGGCCGCAGGAATCGATGCCAGCGATGCACAGAAGGCGCGGATCAAGCTCGACCAGGAGCTGGCCAGCGGAAAGGTCAAGCTGGCGGCCGGCCAGTTGGCATCAGTGCGCGCCGCACTCGCGGAGCAAGACGCATCGGAGAAGGCCCTGAAGTCGCAGCGTAGCGTTGCTGCCGCTGTTGCTGAACTCACCGAGCAGCGTCGGCAGGATTTTGAGGCCGCTGCCGCAGAAGCTGCCGCAAGTCAGCAGGCCGTCGTTACGTTCGGACTGACGAAAGCGCAAATCGAGTTGTTGACGGTGGCGCGCCTGAAGGATCGCATCGCTCATGCTGCCGATCTGCAATTGACCTCTGACGACATCGCTCAGACCGAGCGGTTGATCGCCGTAAAGCAGAAAAGCGCGGACGCCCTGACCAAGAGCGACGCCCTGAGCTACATCAAGCAATTGAGCGAAGAGAACAAGCGGTTCGCCGCCGACTCCATCATCGACGAGCGCGCCCGCGCCGCCGCGCTGCTGGAGATCGACGCTGAGGTTTGGCGCAAGCGCATTGCGCTGGCCGGCGAGGGCACTGAGGCTCAGCGCGCCATGCAGGAGCAATATCAGACCTGGTATCAAAACCAGCAGCAGAAGCCCGCCATCGATGAATGGCGTGCATCGGTTAAAAAGTATGACGACGTTTTCCGCACCGGCTTCGCCGACATGCTGAACCACGGTAAGTCCGGCTGGAAGTCGTTCACCACGTCGCTGCTGACCACCTTCAAGACGACTGTTGCGGATCAGATTTACAAGATGCTGGCCCAGCCGTTCGTTGTGAGTATGGTCGGCAACCTAATGGGCGTCACTGGCTCCGGCGCCGCCGGCGTGGTGGCGAACGGTGCAGCCAGCGCTGCGGGCAGCAGCCTGGGCCTTGGCACTGGCTTGGGTGGAACGATCGGCGCCATCGGTAATGGCGCCATGCAGACGGCCGGCGCGGTAATGAGCGGCCAGATCGGCCTGTTCGATACGATAGCAGCCGGTTGGTCCGCTGCGACCAGCGGAACCATGGCGGGCTTCACCGCCGGCATGTCGTCGCTGGCAGGTACACTGGGCCCGATCGCGCTTGGCGTCGCCGCGGTGACCTCGCTGGTGAAAAAATGGGACACCTCGGGCACGATTCACACCGGCGGCGCCGCCAGCGCGTCGGCCGCTGGCGTCAGCAACATCGACGCCAAGACGCTCGGCTTCCAGCGCATCAACGTCGCCGAGGCTACCAACACGCTGACGGCGCAGCTCGCCACGAGCATTGTTGGCATTCTTGACAGCACCGCCAAAACTTTCGGTAAGACCGCCGGCTATACGGTGTCCACTGGTTTCGCCGACGACAGCAGCAGGGATGGCGCGTGGGGCGCACTGTCAATCCACAACGGCAATGGCCTGGTGTCGGCGTGGGGTGATGCCAACAGCCGCTGGGCGCCGAAGGTGTTTTCTGACGGCGAGGCCGGCCAGAAGGAGTACCTGGCCGACATCAGCAAGTCGGTGCGCTCAGCACTCGATGGCATCGGCATGCCCGAATGGGCGACGTCAATGCTTAGCAGCCTGGGCTCGGCGCCGGCGCTGGAGGATCTGGCGAAGGTCGTTGACACCATCAACGCCACCCAGAAAGCACTGGCACTGATGGGCGATCGCTTGACCGGTTTTGCCGGCCTGAGCGACGCGGCCGTGTCGGCGCTGATTAAAGCTTCGGGCGGCATGGAGGGCCTGGCGGCCAATGCCAGCGCCTACTACGATTCGTTCTACAGCGAGGGCGAGAAAACCGCTGTGGTCACCAAGCAGGTGGCCGATGCGCTGAAGGCGGTCGGCGTGGAGATGCCCGCGACGCGCGAAGGATATCGCGCCGAGGTGGAGGCGCGCCTGAAGCTGGGCGCCGCCGGCGCCGATGCTGTTGCCGCGCTGCTGGCGAACGCCTCGGCCTACGCACAGGTCGTGCCGGCCATCGAGGCGGTGACCGCCGCCACACGCTCGCTCGCGGATATTGAGAGCGAGCGGGTCGACCTGCAAAACCAGTTGGATCAGCTCACCATGACGCAGGAGCAGCTGGCGGCGAAAGCGCGCTCTGCGATTGACGGCCACAACCTGGCGCTGTATGACCAGGTGCAGGCTGCCCAGGCCGCCAAGGACGCCACCGAGACGGCCGCCGCTGCTGCCGCAGCGCTGGCCAGCACCAACGCGAACTACCAGCAGCAGATCGATCAACTGCTGGCGGCGCGCGAGGGTGAGGCGGCGGTGCGCGCGCTGGGAATCGCCGGAATGAGTGCATCCACTGTCGCATTGTATGACCGGTTGAAAGCGCTACAGGCGGAGGATAAAGCCACTGCTGCCGCCACCGAAGCAATCAAGAAAGCGCAGGATGCCGCCGCTGAGACGGCTCGCCAGGCGCAGCAGCAGTACGCTGAGCAGGTCCGGGACTGGCAGGCAACGGTTGACTCTGCGCGTAACGCACTGTCGCAGGCCTATGAGCGGGAGTCGTCGGCGTTGGAGTCCGCGATCAGCAAAGCGCGTGAGTTCGCCCAAGCGATGCGCTCCTTCAGCGACTCGCTCAAGATTGGCGACCTGTCCACCCTGTCGCCCGAGGCGAAGTATGCCGAGGCACAGCGCCAGTTCGCGAACGCCACTCCGGAGCAGTTGCAGGGCGCATCGACCGCGCTGTTGGAGGCATCGAAGGCCTACAACAGCAACAGCGAGGCCTACGCGCGCGATTACGCGGCCGTGCAGGAGGCGATCAGCCAGGCCGCCGTGGCTGCTGACTCTCAGGTCGTCGCGGCGCAGCAGCAGCTGAACTATCTGGCGCTGCAGGTTTCTGGCATCGCCGAGGTGAATAAATCGGTGTTGTCGGTCGTGGACGCGCTGGCCGCCTACAAGGCCGCCGTCGCGGCGCCGATCGTGCCCGCTCAGAATTACGGGGCCGGCACCGTGGCACCCGGCTACCTGCCCGGCACAACCGCCGGCTGGACCAATATCGACTGGAACTACATCCGCAAGCAGGCGGTCGACGGCTCGCACGAGAACGGCCTGTGGAGCGTCCCGCGCAACGGCTACATCGCCGAGCTGCACGAGGAAGAAGCGGTCCTGACGCGCCCGCAGGCGCAGCAATGGCGCGCTGGCCAGATTGGCGCGTCGGCCTCGGGTGGCACTGAAATCGCGGCGCTGCTGCGCGAGGTCGTTGCGGAGAACCGGGAAATGCGCGCTGAGCTGGCTGAGGTCAAAGGACAGTTGCAAGCGGCCAACACGCAGCGCGGCGCTATCGCGCAGGCACAGCTGCGTCAGGGTGATGCGGTGGCGCAGAAGCTGGACAAAACTGCACGAAAATTGGAGACGATTTAATGATCCTGGTTGAATTGACGGCCGCCATCGATGCGGCCGGCACGCTGAAGACGTTTTACGTCGCCGACAGCCATTTCGCCACCAGCCCGACGGATACGCCGGCCAGCATCGCGTTCGACCCATCCATCATTGATCCGGGCAGTATCGGGCTGCATGCGTTTGCGGATGGCCGCACCGGCGGCGCCACGAAGCTGGAGACCGGGGAGATCGTGTTGGCCAACGTCGACGGCCAGTACGATGCCTGGCTGAACTATTCGTTTGATGGCCGCCCAGTGGTGATCCGCAGCGGTGCGGGCGGCGCGTACCCAGGCGCGTTCACCACGCTGCTGGCGGCGACGGTGGAGAGCATCGAGGCGACCACCCGGCAGGTGGTCATCCGCCTGCGCGACAAACAGTGGATGTTTCAGTTGCCGATCCGCGCGGCCGCGCTTTACGGCGGCACGAATGCGCTGCCGAACGGCCTGGATGGGGTAGCGGCGGACCTGAAGGGGAAGGCCCGGCCCGTTGCATTCGGCCGGGTATTCAACGTCAGCCCGCCGCTGGTGAACACGTCGCGGCTGATTTTCGAGGTGAGCGTGTGCAACAGCATCGACGCGGTGTACTCGAATGGCGTGGTGCTGACGGCCGGCGCCGCGTATGGCTCGCAGGCCGACATGGAGGCGAACGCGCCGTCGGCGGGCCAGTATCGTGCCTGGCCGGCGGGCGGCTATTTCCGGCTGGGGAGCTATTCGGGCGAGCAGATCACCGCGGACTTGACGCAAGGGGCGACGGCCGGCGCGCGCACGGTGGCGCAGATCATCCGGACCCTGGCACTGGCGGCCGGCCTGAGTTCCGGTGAAATCTCGGCGCCGGACGTCTCCGCGCTGGACGCACTGAACTCGTCGGTGGTCGGCATCTGGATCGATGACGCCAGCACCACGTTCGCCAGCGCGATGGACCAGCTGGCGGCCAGCATCGGCGCCTGGTACGGGTTCGACGGTACCGGCGTGCTGCGGATGGGGCGGCTGTCATCGCCCAGCGGCACGCCGATGCTGACGCTGAGCGACTACGACGTGCTGGAGGGATTCGAGCGCCGTCCGCCGCGCGACAACGGCACGCCTGTCTGGAGCGTTACGGCAAACCACACGAAGATCTGGACCGTGCAGACCAGCGGACTGGCCGGCGCTGCAGCAGCGCGGGTCGGCTTCGTGGCGCGCGAGCGCCGCAGCGCCGTTGCCGCCGACGCCGCAGTCAAAACGCAATGGAAGTTGGCCGGCACCATCGAGCTGGACACGCTGCTGACCACCGAAAGCGACGCCGCCGCCGAGGCTGGCCGCCAGCTCGCACTGTACAAGGCTCGTCGCGATTTGTTCGATGTGCCGGTGGATATCGGCGTTTTAACCGGCACGCCGGCGCGCATCGGCGACGCTATCGCTTTGGTGCATCCGCGATTCGGGATGTCTGGTGGGAGGACGCTGCGCCTGATCGGCATCGCCTACAACTTGGCGGCAAATACCGCCACTCTTTCACTATGGGGTTAATGCATGGCAAATTGCATGTTGGGCTTCCCCAACCGGATCGACCAATCCACGCTCAGTGGTGGCTCCTGGGTGAGCACGCTGCCGCTGGCCAACCTGAAGAATCGCGTGCTGGGCAAGTTGGCGCGCTCCACCGGCTTGGCGCTGGCCAGCACGCGGTTTGACATCGACCTCGGTGCCGCACGAGTGTCGCGCGTTTTCCAGCTGGTGCGACACAACTTGTCGATGGGCGCGCGGTATCGGCTGCGCGGCTCGCGCGTGGCCGACTTCAGCACCACGGTGTACGACTCCGGCGAAACTTTCAGTGACGTGTGGCCAGAGGTCTACCCGTTCGGCACGCTGGAATGGGAGGATGACAGCTGGTGGTCCCGCCGCTACGCTGCCGAGGAAATCGACGGCTATACGCCGACCCTCACCGTCGTTATGCCTGCCAATGTGCTGGCTCAGTATTGGCGCGTCGAGATTGATGACGCGAGCAATCCGGCCGGCTATGCGCAGATCGGCCGCGTGTTCATCGGCCCGGCATGGCAGCCAAAAATCAACATCATCTACGGCGCGAGCGTCAAATGGGTGGCGCGCAGCGAAGTGCAAGAGGCCCGCTCGGGCGCCGAGTATTTTGACCGGAGGGTTCCCTATCGGGAAAGTGCGTTCACGCTCAGCCACATGGAGCAAGACGAGGCGTTCAGTCAGGCATTTGAACTGCAGCGCAGGGCGGGCATCGACATGGAGGTGGTCTGGATACACGACCCCGATGACACCGTGCACGCCATCCGCCGCCAGTACCTAGGCCGCATGCGTGAACTGAGCGCGATCGAATATCCCCAATTCAACCTCAATAGTGCCGCGTTCGTGCACAAGGAAATCATATGACCAATAGCGTCACGCTCAACGGCAACACCTACAACGACGGTGATGTTCCACCCCGCAATATGGGCGCCGGCGGCCACCGCGACAACCTGCTCCCGATGTTGTCGGATGCGGTGATAGACCTGGCGGCGAAGAAGACCGCCACGGAAGCCGCCGCAGCGCTTGCGATCAACGCTCCGGGCACGAGTGCGACCAGCGCCACCAGCATTGCGGTGGGAGCGGGTGCCATTGCGTTCACGCTGGCGCAGACCGGCAAGGCGTTCGCGCCGGGCCAAACGGTTGTTCTCGCCCGCACCTCGGCGCCCGGCACGCGCATGATTGGCGTGCTGACGGCATTCAACAGCGCGACCGGCGCCGCTACGGTGAATTTCCAGTCCGCATTCGGGGCTGGCACGTTCACTGACTGGACGATGAGCCTGACCACGTCGGCGCGGCCGGTGCGCCAGACGACCACCATCACTACCAGCACCACGCCCACGCCGTCCGCCGACACCGATGACGTGTATGCGATCACGGCGCTGGCCTCAGCCGCCACGCTCGGTGCGCCAGCCGGAACGCCGTCCGATGGGCAGGCGCTACTGGTGCGCATTCGAGACAACGGCACTTCGCGCGCGCTGGCCTACAACACGGCCTATCGCGCGTCCACGGATCTGCTGCTGCCCGCGTCAACCGTTGCCAGCAAAACGCTGTACCTCGGTTTCAACTACAACGCCGCGGCAGCCAAATGGGATTTGGTCGCGGTGTTGAACAATTTCTAAGGGAGTGGCATGGCTACGATGTACTACAGGCCGGGCGTTACCAGCTGGAACACAGGCTCAGCTGGCTCGTGGTCGAATACCTCCGGCGGCGCGAACAATGGCCTGGTGCCGGATGCCACCACCGACGTGGTATTTGATTTTCGCTCGGCGCCAACCTGTGATTTGGTGAACGCCTCCGATGGCGGCGGATCGATGGTACGGTGCAAGTCAATCACCACCGTCGGCTGGGGCGGGAATTTCAGCGCGTCCATCGGCGATGGGCTCGATGTCCGTGGGGATGCGGACTTGAGCGGCGTGAATTCGTATGGTGCCGGCAGGCTGCAGCTGAGCGGCACGGGGACATTTAAACCCTGGTGTAGCGCTGGCTCGAATGTCGCCATCTATGCCGCCGCTCAGCCTGGCGTCGTTATCACTATGGGGGCGGATCTGTATTTAGCCTCCAGTCTGACGATTGGCTATGACGCATCCGCCACGTTCAACGCCAACGGATTCAACATCACGGCGCGCAGCATTGACATCAATGGCACGGTCAACATGGGCAGCGGCACCTGGACCGTGACCGAGTCCGCTCAGGGCGCGCAAATTGTTTCGGTGGCCACCGGCGCCACGATCAACGCTGGCACCTCTACGCTGAAATTCTCCAACGCCGCTGGCCCGACCATCAGGCTGTTTTTCAATGGGGGAGGGAAGGCCTTCAATAATGTCTGGGTCGACTACACCAGCGGCGCCACGCTGCAGATAAACGACTCGGGCAACACGTTCAGCGACCTGAAGGTGAGCGCCGGCGCCGTCGTGCGGTTTCTGGGCGGCGTTTCCCTGACGCTCGGCTCGCTCACCTCACTTGGCGGCCCATCTCAAAAAATCACCCTCGCGGGGACGCCCTCATCGCCGAGCCAGTACACGCTCATTAAATCTGGCGGATCGCCGGGCTATATCGATTATGCGGATATCAGCTGGCTGAACGCCTCCCCTGGGAGCTGGCTTGCGCGTAGCAGCGCCAATTCTGGCAACAACACGGGCATCACGTTCGTGCCTGGTAACTCCAATTTCATTTCTTTCATGTGAGGCCTCATGTTCATTTATAACGGCAGCGAAATCGATATCACCCGGATGCAGGTGATCGGAGACAACCAGTACCCTCCAGTGTGGCTGGCCGATCCAGTCGCCCGCGCGGAGCTGGGCATCATCGAGATCGACGGCGCGCCGCCGGCAGTCGGCGCTAACCAGCGCCCCACGGTGCGAGATATTGTGCAGGGTGATGATGGCGCCTGGTCGGTGACCTGGAACGTGGTCGATCTGACGCCAGCAGAGATTGCCGCGCGCGATGCGGCGCTGGCCGCCGAGCAGGCTGCACGGGTGCCGCAGAAGGTCACGCGCCGCCAAGCGCGCCAGTCGCTGCTGCTGGCCGGCCTGCTGGAGGCCGTGCAGCCAACCATCGACGCAATCGCCGACCCTGTTCGCCGCGGCCTCGCCCAGATCGAGTGGGACGACTCCCTTGAATTCGAGCGCCGCCATCCGCTGGTGATGAACGTGGGTGTGGCCCTTGGCCTCGATGACGCGGCACTCGATGCGCTGTTTATCCAGGCGGCGGCACTGTGAGGATTCTCTCTGGCCGGCACCTCGCCGCCGGCCCAACCCTAACCCGTTCCGGCGGATTATTTGACACCATGAAAGAAAACATGCCTGCAATCGAAACCACCACCGCCGGCGGTGCCGCGCTCATCAAAATCTTTGGCGTGCCGGTGCTGGCCGGCGCCGCCGCCACGGCGCTCGTGTTCCTGTTCATGTGGCCACGCACGCTGCGCGAGGCGTTCCTGCGGCTGACCAGCACCATCGCTGCCAGCGGCATCTTTGGTCCGTTCGCGGTCATGGCCCTGCACAGCTGGTGGCCATCGCTGTTCGACTCGTCCAAGGCCGTGGCCATGCTCTACGGGGCTGATCCCGCGCTGGGCGTGTTATTCATCGCCGGGCCGGTGATGGTGCTGACCGGCCTGCCGGCGTGGTGGCTGATCGGTGGCCTGCTGCTCTGGCTGGAGCGCCGGCGCGGCAAGGACATCGGGGAGATCGCCCACGATGCGGTCGAGGTGGTCAAGGATGTGCGAGGTGCGCTGTGATCACCGCCACCCAACTTCAGCAGATCATGCCGCTGGCAGGTCAGCGCCGCATCGCCATCTATCTGGCGCCGCTGAACGCCGCCATGGCCGAGTTCGGTATCAACACCCCGGCGCGCGCGGCGTCGTTCTTGGCGCAGATCGGACACGAATCCGGGCAACTGCAATTCGTGCGCGAGCTGGCCAGCGGCGCCGCCTATGACACCGGCACGCTGGCCGCCCGGCTGGGCAACACGCCAGAGGCCGACGGCGACGGGCAGCGCTACAAAGGGCGCGGCTTGATCCAGATCACCGGTCGCACGAACTACGCCGCGTGCGGCGCCGCGCTCGGTCTGGACCTGCTGGCGCGCCCCGAGCTGCTGGAGGAGCCTGCGAACGCCTGCCGATCGGCAGCGTGGTTCTGGCGCACCCATGGGCTCAACGAGTTGGCCGACGCCGGCGACCAGGTGCGGGTGACGCGGCGTATCAATGGGGGCACGAACGGGCTGGCCGAGCGCCTGGCGCTGTTCGCCGTCGCGCAGCGGGTGCTGGCATGAGTGCCCTGGGCGACGTGGCGGCTGGCGCCGGCGGCGCGCTGGGCGGCCAGATCTGGAAGATCACCACGCTGGTGCTGCTGACCATCCTGCTGGCCGGCGGCGGCGCTGGCGGTGCGCTGTGGTGGTCGGCGGCGGCCGTGCGCGACAAGGCGCTGGCCGATCTGAAGGCGGAGCAGGGCGTCACGGCGCAGCTGCGCGCCGGCGTCGATGATCAGAACCGGACAATTCAGATGTGGTACCGCGCCTCAGAAGATGCTGCGGCGCGCGGCCGTACCGCTATGCAGCAGGCCGAGGCCAACGGCCGTCGCTACGACCAGGCGCTGCAGTACCTTGCCGGCGCGCGCGCCACCACCTGCGACGAGGCCATGCCCTTTGTGAACAAAATGCTGGAGGGAGTGCGATGAAAAGCCGAAAAATTTCGATTATTCGAAATTTCGCAGGTCTGTGCTTCGTGCTGCTGGCCGGTTGCGGCACCACACCGCGCCCGGTAACGCAGCGCGTGGATGTGCCGGTGCCCGTGTCCTGCGTAAAGGCGGAAGACGTGCCGAAGCGGCCGGACTACGCGGTGGAGAAGCTGACGCCCACCGCGTCGACCGGAGAGAAGGTCCTAGCGCTGGCCAGTGACTGGCCTCGCGGCCGGAAGTACGAGGGGCAGTTGGAAGCGGTTATTGCGGGCTGCAGGTAGACAAAATCACCTGTGGAGCGAGTGATGGCGACGGTCTGCGAGCGCCTCGTTGCAGACCTTTGCGTCGCAGGCTCGACACTCATACTAGCAATTGCAAAAGTAGACTACCAAACGCGATAGGGTATGTCGCTGAACACCACTGTTCTAGCGAGTTTTCTCTTATGGGCCATTGCGCGTAACGACTTCCACGCTAGCTGAGGGTATGGGGTTGGACCGAGGATAATTGCTTCGTACATCCATTCAACATCCGGGAGCACCCACTCCAAATAGGGGGTAAGCATACTTGAACCTGGGCGGAACTCCGCATTCTCCAGACTGCTGTAGTAGTCTGATATCAAACGCCACTCTCGCTCTTCGCTGAACGCCTCGTGTTTAACCAAAGCAAGCACCTTGAAAATGTTTTTCGACTCAGCCGCCACGGCTTCGCGACAAGCGTAAAAGTTGAGCAAGCAATCAGGATTTGTTTCTTCCAAATGTATGTATAGGCGTTCTGTGAATTCGGTAAACAGCCGCGACTTTTCCGCGTTGTCATATACGCATTTTGCTAAACGGCATTTATTCACTTCACATATCTGTTGTAATAGTTGCGGTGAATAGCCGATGCTTACGCCTTTGCCGTGCGGTGTGTAGCTGCGCCACTGGCTGAGTAGACTGGGGACTTCCGACAGCGAAAAGATGTAGAGATGATGCTCCTGCACTTCGTAGCATTTCTCTTCAGCCCACGCTCTTAATGCGCCCCACAGATGACTCCGTTTTAAGTCGTTACCCGATGAAGTGGAAACCGCTACACTCAAGTGCTCTTCCAACAGACCCACAGCGTGCTTAAGCTCCTCAGAATCGTTCATGAAATGAATATTACCGGCCCAAAGCTTTCTTGAGCTAATCAT